GTGGGCCACCCTGAGCATGACCTGCTGTTCGTGGCGACTCAGGTAGCAGCGGCAGCAGGTCTGGGTAACCCAAAGGCGGCGGTCCATAACAATCGCCAGTGGCGCAAAGCTGGTTGCCAAGTAATGGCACTGGTACAGGAAACCGATACCAGTCTCCCACTTGACTCCAAGGGCAGGCGGATGCGTAACACCACGGTCATGTTTAGTGAGTCCGAGGTTTACACCATGTTGCTCAGTGGACGGGCGCCTCAGTCCGAACCATTCCGCCGCTGGGTCACCGAGGAAGTCCTTCCGACCATCCGCAAGACCGGCCAATACAACGCTGCTGAGTCGAGCGACCCGATTGCCGTGGGTGTTTTGTAGCACGTCACTACCCAGTTCCCCTCACTATGGCCAGGACACCACAACCAACCATAGGAGGACCACAACCATGTCCAGCTTTACCCCAATGCCATCCCTCGAATCCCTTCAAGAAATCTACAAGATCGACCCGGCGAGCCCCTCGGGCCTCTCCCGCATCAAAGCCACCCGTGGTCGAAACGGTCGAGTCGGCCCAGTCGTGAGCATGGGCAGCGACGGCTACTATCGAATGAAGTTTGACGGCCAATTCTACCGGACCCATCGAGTCATCTTCTTTATGCACACCGGTATCGACCCTGCCGAACTTGTTGTCGACCACATCGACGGCGACCAGTTGAATAACAAGGTTGAGAACCTACGCGCCTGCACCGTTCAGGAGAATACTTGGAATGCCAAAGGAAAATCGAAGCGCTCTGGGCTTCCAAAAGGAATCACAAAGTTAAAGAATGGCGATTATCGAGTCACGGTCATGGCAGGCGGACGCCTCTTTGAGTCGGACCTGAAGAACTTCAAGGCGGCGACCAACTGTATACGGGCGATCCGTGAGCGGAACCACAAGGAGTTTGCACGGGCATGATGGGCTATTAGTGAGGTGAACCCCTATGGGGGGAGCCTCTGGAGGTCCCGTAATTCAAGGCGTCCAGATCCACTCACTATGGCCACAGGATATCCTGGGCAATCCTACCGGGCATCCATGCGATTCCCGATCAGCGACGACCAAGCGATAAGAGACCAGCCACCATTACGATGATGCGAGCCAGCGCCAACAGTCCCCGATAAGCAGACCTCAGTGTCTGGCTCCAGTAGGAAGGAGCACAGCTTGATATTGTCTTGATCCATGAACCGATGCCCACGAAGGGCACCGTTGGGTAGACCATGCACGGGATTGGGGCCACCGTGTATCGCTCAAGTTGTTCGGGGGCCTTAACTTAAAGATTCCCCTTGAGCAACTCCATCATTATTATCTTTATATCAACCTGAAAATAAGATCTAAAAGATAATCTAACTGACCCCTCTAAGTTAGGGGTCGGTCTTGCGACCATAATCCCCCTATTCGATCAGTCGCCTTCAAGGAGGTCTCAATGAATTACCACTTTGTACTTGACGGCATTCCACAAGGACGCCAAGAGACCCTGTTGTCTATTGAGGCAGCCATGCCCACCGGTCGCCATCGTCTGGCTGTCTTTAACTTCAAGATCCTAAACCTTCGGACCAGCAATGGCCCTGAGCGATGCCTTGAGTATGTGTCAGGCAAACTGGGCGCGTTCCTCTTGGTTCCCCTTGAGGAAACCTTAAAGGCCACCGGCCTCGATTTGATTCGTTTCTACCATGCTGTCAATGCAGTACCTGTGGTCCTCACCGCTCGCCCCTGACGACCGTCGCCACGGTTGATCCCTTCGATGCCCTTCAGGCTTGCCATGTCCTGAATCAGCGTCATCAACACCGCCAGCCAACTGGCACCACTTGAAACCCAGAACCTTTTGATCGTCCTTGAAGATGCCCGCGAAGGCTTTCTCCTTGGCCGTCTGGTCGTGCGCGTCTATGGCGCAAGGACGAATCAAAGGGTCCCCAATAGGAGAACCCAACCCATGAAAATCACTATCACTAAGGTCCTGAAGAACGAAGTCACCATCTGCGGCCAAACCCTGAACCGAGAGTACGCCGAGAACATCATGCTGCCGATGCTGGTCGCCCAGTGCGGCACCCTGAAGGGCCGTCAATTCGAAATCGTTAAGACCTTCGATGAGGCCGGTCTGTCGCTCCAAGCGATTCCCGATGTCGCCCGAGATTACCGCCAAGACCAGTACCAGAAGGCTCAGCAGCGTGCTCGCTTGCAGGCTGAGGCCAATGCCCATGCTGAGCGGTGCCGTGAATGGTCGCCCCGAGAGATCGCCCAAGCGAAGGCTGATCGGGAGGCCCGAGCCGCTGCCATTCGTGAGCAGAGTGAACGCATCCGAGCAGCCTCTCGTGCCAATAGTGGTGGCTGGTAACAGCACCGCCCTCGACACGTACTTCATTCAATCACTTCAGGAGACAATAATCATGACTAAGCCATTCCAGTACACCAAGCCTTCGACCTACACCACTGCCACCTACCACGATGGTAACGGCCACCTAAGCGGGTCGATTCGATTCAACACTGCTGATGTCCGCCCCGAGACCCAAGCGGCCACCGATGTGTCCGTCTATGTGGAGGCCCTTGTGGAGGCCGCTGAGGAGTACTTGAACGGCGATGAGTGGCGAAAGGCTGCCATGGAGGCGACTCCTTGCGAGTTCCGTCCGGCTGGCTCTGAGGCCACTGGGCAACAGATCATCACCATGGCCGACCGCTCCGTCACCTTTGACCCTCGCAAGAACTGGGATAACCAGACCGTCGAGAAGGGTGAAGTCCTGGCTGGTTCCGTGATCTTCACCGAGGCCACCGACACAGCATTGGTCATCAGCCATCGTGTCACCATTCTCGACCACAATATTCAAGCGGGCTTCACTGTCCAGTCCATGGAACAGACCGCTGACAAGATGATGCGGGACATCGAGTACAGCGCAGCCGGTAAGGTCGCTACCATCTTGGCGACTGCCCCAAGCACCGAGAGTCGCTCCGTGGCCATGCCTACGGGTAAGCCTACCGAGATCGCTGAGGAACTCATTGATCTTATGACAACCCACGTTAACCAGACTGTGGGCACCTCGCTGAGTGACTTCGTGATCCTGCTGCCAGTGTCACTGGTGGCTGTCCTTGAGCGTGCTGCTCAACGTGCTGGTCAGGACTCTATCGAGGACCTCATAGGCGCTGGCGTTCAGCCCTACACCGGCACCGACCGTGGCATTTTCATGTTGCCCAAGCTGTTCACCTCGCTGAGCTACCGTGAGCGCCAAGACGGCAACATCTGGCGCATCGAAGCGACCCGCAACCCGAACGCCCAAGGCTGGGACCTTGAGATCATGGCTATGGTGGACATCATCGCCAACGGCATGGTCAAGGTGAAACTGACTACCGATGGTCTACAGACTGTTCAAGTACCGTTCCCGCTGGTCACTCGCATTGTCCTGAGCTGATCGTAGAGAACCCGTAAGGCCGGACCTAATGAGGGACCGGCAGGGGCACCGCGTCACCTGTGCAAATTCTGCATAGCTTCCCCTTTGTGCGTCCATTTTCTGGATGTGCAAACCATTTCTGCCCACGCACGGGCATTCAATCCACAGTTCTTCTGTTCGCCCTTTGAGGCCACGCCAGCACCCTTGTCGGGGTCTGTGGGCTGGTCCGTGGGTGCGACTCAGAGGGCGAACAAAAGGAAATCGACAATGAACATGAATAACAACGTGACCATGACCTCCGTTGAGATCGCTGAGCTGACTGGCAAGCGCCACGACAACGTTCTCCGAGATGCCCGAGCGGTTCTCTCTCAAGTTAATGCCCTCAAATCTGAGGCCATTGAAGCGGTCTACACCGATGGCCGTGGCCGTGAAAAGCCGATGCTGGTCCTCGATAAGCACCTTACCTTCACCCTCATCACTGGCTATGACACGGGTCTTCGCCACAACGTGGTAGGTCGTTGGATCGAACTGGAGCAAGCCGCTGACCCGGCCTTTGCCGCTCAGGCCATCAGCGCCACTCTCAACGACCTCCAGGCACGGGTCAATGCAATGGCACCTGCTTTCAATGAGCACGTCCGTAAGGGGCGCTCAGTAGGCTATAGCTGGCGTGAAGCCTGCCGTCTCGCTGGTATCAACCATCCTGACAAACTACTGGCCTTATTGGTCTCCCGTGGGCGTGCCCGTAAGCGCTCTATCAGTTCCGGTAAGGTCAGCCTTGAGACGCCCTCACAGGTTTTCACCGAGCTACACCCGGACTATCTGCGCGAGGGCTACATCACGGCCCTCAAGCCTTCCAATCTGGTCACAGCGAAAAATGGTGGGCACCTGTTCAAGATCACCCTCAAGGGCCTCAATGAATGGCTCAAAGCTAATGCTGATGCCATGAATCGTGAAGCTGCCTTTGTGGGCATCGACCAGTGGGGCAGGGCCATCAAATAACCATCAACCTAAGGAGAACCCCATGGACTACTTACAGGCCATCCTCTGGGCCTGTCTGGTCGTCCGTGTAGCCCTCTGGCTATGGTCGCGTAGTCGCCGGTAGTTCGCTGCTCGTCAGCTCACAGCAGGCCCTTCGAGAATCTGACAGAAAAATCTGAAAGGTCACCATTACAAGACATCCCGCGCAGGTTCCCCCGTAGGCCCTCGCGTGGGTGCCTGTGAGCGCGATAGGGACCCTCACGGGCAGGCGATAAGGACCCAGAAGGAAGCCCGAAAGGTGCGCCGCTGAGCCTGCCTCAAGTGCTTCGGAATGTCACAAGACCGTACCAAACTGTCACAAGCCATGGTAGCGTAGCCCTTTAATTCCGGGCATTGAGGACTACTGTGGAGTTTCTTGCTGAATACGCAAGCTTTCTCGCCAAAACCGCCACCCTGGTCATCGCCATCCTGATAGTGCTGTCGGCCATCGCCGGGCTGCGCGGCAAGGGGCGGCGCAAATCGGGTGGGCAATTGCAGGTCACCCGCCTGAACGAGTTCTACAAGGACCTGCGCGAGCGCCTGGAGTCCGGCCTGCTCGACAAGGCCCAGCTCAAGGCCTTGCGCAAGCAGCAGGCCAAGGCGGAAAAACAGCAGAAGAAGGGCAAGGCCGAGGAAAAGGACCGGGTCTTCGTGCTGGACTTCGATGGTGACATCAAAGCCTCTGCCACCGAAAGCCTGCGCAACGAAATCACCGCGCTGCTGACCCTCGCCACCCCGCGTGACGAAGTGGTGCTGCGCCTTGAAAGCGGTGGTGGCCTGGTGCACAGCTACGGCCTGGCCGCATCGCAACTGGCGCGCATTCGCCAGGCCGGCATCCCGTTGACCGTGTGCATCGACAAGGTGGCCGCCAGCGGTGGTTACATGATGGCCTGCATCGGCGAGAAGATCGTCAGCGCACCGTTCGCCGTGCTGGGTTCCATCGGCGTGGTGGCGCAGTTGCCCAACGTCAACCGCCTGTTGAAGAAGCACGACATCGATTTCGAAGTGCTGACCGCCGGTGAGTACAAGCGCACCCTGACCGTGTTCGGCGAGAACACCGAGAAGGGCCGGGAGAAGTTCCAGGAAGACCTGGACATCACCCACCAGCTGTTCAAGGACTTCGTTGCCCGCTATCGTCCACAGCTGCACATCGACGAAGTGGCCACTGGCGAAGTCTGGCTGGGCGTCGCGGCACTCAACCGCAAGCTGGTGGACCAGCTGCAGACCAGTGACGAGTACCTCAGCGAGCGCGCGCGCAACGCCAACCTGTTCCACCTGCACTACGCCGAACGCAAGAGCCTGCAGGAGCGAATCGGCATGGCTGCCAGTGGCACGGTGGAGAACACCGTGGTGGGCTTGTGGAGTAAACTCGGCCGCCTGCGCTAACACCTTGAACCCGTTGAAATTTTTTTTCGTTCAGGGGGTTGCAAGGTTAAAGGAATGAAGACATAATGGCGCCCATCGAAACGCAGCAAACTTTGAAAAAAGGTTCAGCGTTTCAAGGAGATAGCGAAGCGCAAGCTGCTAGATCCGACCTTTGAGGCCGAGTAGCAAAGTGGTTATGCTCCGGATTGCAAATCCGTCTACGCCGGTTCGATTCCGACCTCGGCCTCCACCATTCGAAAGCCCCGCAGCCATTGAGGTTGCGGGGCTTTTTTCATGCCTGCGGATTTTGCTGGCCCCGGCCATTTGGGACAATCCTGGGACACTCGAAGAAATTGCATGTCCCACGTGTCCCCGGCAAAATCCGGTGCATGGCCACTATCGAGCAGCGCCCCAACGGGGCATGGCGGACCAAGATCCGCCGAAAAGGATATCCGACCCTCTCCGCGACCTTCGACACCAAGGCCGAGGCCCAGCGCTGGGCTGCCGAAATCGAAGGCGACATGTCGCGCGCCAGGTTCGTCGACATGCGCGAGGCTGAGAGCACCACCCTGGAAGAGGCCCTCGATCGCTACTCCCGCGAAGTCACCGCGGCGAAGAAAGGGGCAAAGCAGGAAATGACCCGCATCGCCAAGTGGAAGAAGCACAAGCTGGCGAAGAAGGGCCTGGCCGCGATCCGGTCAAGCGATATGGCTGCATACAGGGATGATGAGCTCAAGGAAGGGAAGTCCACCGCGACGGTCAAGCTCGACCTAGCGGTGATCAGCCACCTTTATACAGTGGCCATCAAGGACTGGGGGATTGAGGGGCTGAGCAACCCGGTGGCTCGGCTGAGGATGCCGAAGGGGGCGAAGTCGCGCGATCGGCGGCCGACTGCCCAGGAACTGAAGGATGTGATCAAGGCGGCTGGCGATATCCACGCTGAGATGCCGGCGATCATCGGTATTGCGGTAGAGACGGCGATGCGCCGTAGCGAACTGCTGACGCTCCGTCGCGAGAACGTCAAAGCGAAGCACGTGATTCTGGAAGACACAAAGAACGGTACCCGCCGACTGGTCCCGCTGTCTGTTCGCGCGCGCAACCTGCTCGAGTCGCTGCCGGCGCGCCTGGATGGCAAAGTCTTTTCACTGGTTCCGCACTCCGTTAGCCAGTACTTCACCCGGGCCTGCCGGGCGGCCAACGTTGAAGACCTGCACTTCCACGACCTTCGCCATGAAGGTACGTCGAGGCTGTTCGAAAAAGGTCTGTCCATGATGGAAGTCAGCACAATCACGGGGCACAAGTCATTGAGCATGCTCAAGCGCTATACGCATCTGTGCCCCGACACCCTGGCTGACAAGCTCGGTTAACGCACGCTGGCGAGCGTCGGGGGCGCCTGGCGCTTCCGACCTGGCTTCGCCGGCGTGTGCAGTCCGCTCTCGCACTCCTGCAAAAACTGACGCACCGTGCTGACCCGCCAGCAGATCCTGGCGCCTTGCTTGAAGAACGGCGGCAGCCAGGATGCCCCGGCCTGCCGGGCGCTGCGGATGGCGGATTCGGATCGGCCAAGGAGCTTGGCCAGTTCGGGGATGTGGATGATTTCTGGTTCCATGTAGGGCTCCTGCCGCACCCGGCGGCATCAGTAGGATGCGACTATCTTTTTGCGCTGCTCATGCAGCTCGTTCTCTCTGGCCAGCTGAGCCTCACGGTCGGCCAGCCACTTCCTGGCTTTGTCCTGCGCGGCCTTGGCGCTGGTGAACAGCTTCGGCCTCGGGTGCTTCACGCCTTTGCTGTCCACGCAGAACAGGCCTTTGCGCACGATGGTGACCTCCCTGACGGCGAAGTCCTCGCCCAGGGTGTAGGCCTTGAATGGGGTGGTCATGCAGGTCTCCACGCCGCCTGTGGCGGCAGGTTGGTGGTCAGGTCGTGGCCGCTGCGATCGTCCGCTCGAAGCGTGAGGCGAGTTCGGCGTTGGCTTCGGCCTTGGCCAGGCTGTCAGCGGTGCCCTTGGCCCGGTGCAGGGTTTCGTACTTGCGCAGCTGGGCGGCGGCGTCTACCAGATCGGCCAGCATCGCCGGTGTTGCGGCAATCAACTTGGCGTTCGCCCGGCGCAGGCCTAGGCTGAGCTCTGCCGGCCCGACCTCGCTGAAGGTCACGCAGCCGCCGCAATCCGCGATCATCCAGCCATCGGAGGGCAGCGCTTTCACGCCATCGCCGCTGTCCGCACCGAGGCCGGTGAAAACCTCTGTTTCGTTCAGGACTTCCCAGGGGCCGGGGGTGTGTTTGTATTTCGTCATGGCAATAGCTCTCCATGCCCGCGCATGTCGGCGGGCTTTAGTAGTAGGAGGAGGGATTAGGCGCGGTGGCCGCGCTTGCAAAACCAGTCGAGCGCGTCGCAGATCAGCGGGCTTTCGTACCAGGTCTCCATCTCGCGTTGCTCATTGCGGTCGCGGAAGAAGGTGGGGCCGAGGTAGTTGTGCCAGGCCATGAACACCCGGGTGCCGTCCGCAAGCGGCAGGCGGTAGAAAGGCGACAGGCAGACAAAGCCGTGCTCGATGCGGATGCAGGTCATCGCGGCCACCGGTAGAGGTGGAGGGCCACGAACATCAGGGGCAGGATCACTGGAAGAGCTCCTTCGGCACGTTGATGGTTTCGCCGCGGGCGTGGTGCACTACAGCGCGGGCTGCAGCTTCTGCCCGGGTGTCGCCGGGCTGGCGGTCCAGCGGGTGACCTGACACACAGGCCAACCATGGCCAGCTGTAGCCGCGATCGATCCAGATGCTGTGCTTCTGGATCAGATACTCGCCGGTCGCGTCGTCGAGGGCCTGGCCGCCCAGTGGCAGCTGCAGTTGTCCGGCTGCCGCCGGCATCGGTCCGTCCACGCTCTCGACGGCCCAGAGCAGCGCCTTGCCGGCTAGGTCGCAGGTTTGCACCTTGATCAGGTCTTGCATTGCACCAACTCCTTGGGCACCTGGATGGTATCGCCGAGCTCAAACTGGGCGATCGCCTGCATGGCGACAGTCAAAGGGTTGTCGGGGTGGTGGAATGCCGTGCGGCGGTGCTTGCGCTCTTTGCCGAATATGGTGCTACTCCAGACGCCGGCCTCGTAGTAGCCGTTGCGCTTGTCCATGTAGCCGAAATTGCGGTGCACAGCGCTTGTCGGCGGAGAGAGCGAGACTTTGTACTTGTCGACCAGCGGCCCGCCCAGCGCCCAGTCCTCCCAAGGGTTGTAGCGCTTGGTGTGCTCGATCGCCTGGCCCTGGTACCGCGCGAACACACGCCACGGCACGCCGTTATAGCTGGGCGGGGCCAGCTGCAGGTCCAGGCCTTCCGCCTTGCCTACCGCCCAGCCCAAGGCCTCGCCGGCCAGATTGGCCGTCTTCACTTCGATCAGGCCGGTCATGGCTGAGCACTCGGCGGAGAAGGGAGGGGCTGCCAGTGGGTAGGCTCGTGCTCGTCGCTGGCGTCGCTTTCCACTACCTCCCACTTGCCCTTGTCGAAGTAGTGCCCATAGCACGCGGACCACATCCAGCCATCAGTGCTCGAAGCACGCTCCCCTATGATCATCAGGTCCCCATCCATGCGCAGCCAGACGGGCGTATCCAGTTCTGGCAGCTTGTCGCTGCATTTGATCCATTCGCTCACAGCTCATACCTCTCATCAATCCAGCGTCCAGGCGCCAGTGCGGGTGTAGGTTCGGGTTGGGTTTCGTGCGGGGAGAGCTGGCGCTCGTTGCCTGCGACTTGCGGCAGCGAGACCTTCACGCAGCTGATGGCGTTGTTGCCCAGCGAGTTCATGACGTAGCAGACGACGCCGCGGGGCTTGTCCTCGAAGGACCAGACGCCCGATGGCAGTTCGGATGCGATGGCGCCGGTGGCCAGCAGCAGGAGGCAGAGGGCGAGGCGGGTCATCATGGCCACTCCTTACTGGTCCGCTCGCATTGGGCGGCCAGCTTCAGCAGGTTGATTGTTGTTGGGCGGAATCCATCAATGTCGGGGTACCCCTCCAGGCGGTGTCCGTTCGGATAGGCCTCGAACGGACCGTGCCAGCACCAGTTCATCTGCCAGTCCTCCCAGACGGTGTAGGCATCCTGACCTTCACCCCAATAATCCAGTCCGCCGCCCACGCTCAGAACGTGACGAACACTGGAGCCCTGGTCATACGCCAGGTCTGACGGCTCCTGATCACGCCAGGCCTTGCGATAGAGCGAGGGCAAAAGCTCGACCAGGCGCTTGCTGAGCTTCTTTTCGATGCGGGCTTTCATGGCCACCCTTTTCTTGGGCATAGCGCTTCCTTGGCCGCCATATCGCGGCAGTGAATAGAGGGGAGAGGGGTTACAGCGGTGGAGTACAGATGTTCTCTTGCTTGGCTATGACCTTCAGGCAGGTCTTGCAGGTGACTTCGGACTTGAACCTGGCCGACTCCCACTCTTCGCCGTCACGGTGGCCACGGCCAACGCCGCAGGCTGAGAAGTGCTCGTCGTCGTTGCCGTCGTGGTCGTAGTCGATGTGGGCTGCCCAGTGGATTTTCATGGCTGGCGCTCCAGGGCTGCGCTCGGCTTGGACGTAAGGCCCTTCACGGCCGTGCTGTAGATGAACTTGATCATGTCCCATGGGAGCGTGTGGCGCTGTCCGTACTCACCCTCGCCATCGCATATCTCGCAGCCTTCTACCGGCTCATCCAGTTCGCGGCATTCCGGGCATTCCTGGGTGAACTCCAGCTTGAACTCACCGAGCAGCAGTGCCTTGGCGCCGTTCTCGGCCGTGAGCCGCTTGGGCATCAGGCAGTACTCGTCGGGGATGGATACCAACGGCCCAATGGGGACAATAGGAAGTCCAGTCGCCGCCGCGTCCCTCTCTGCCTCTTCTTTGGTCCACCAGAAGGCAGTACCAACCATCCAGGCTATAGGCTCGGGGTGGGGCTGCGGGGCTGGTTGGTCCAGCAATGTCCGGATGCTTTGCTGAGCCTGGAGGAAAGCTGCATGAACCTCGCGCGTGGAGCTGCCATCTCGCAGGACGTTCTCGAGCGTCTGGCGCGGCACGCTGACCATCTCAGTGTTGCTGGATCGGTTTTCTGTGGGCATGGGGATACCTTCGCACTAGGCTACATTTCAAATTTGGTTTTCAGGAGCAGGCGCCATGGACCATATGACTTGTGTGGTGTGCAGGGTCGATACCTTCCAGGTGCTGGACCCGCGCACTGATTCCTACAAAGCGGTGTGCGCTGATTGCGGTCCGTACCGGATCGATAAGCAGGTTCTTCGGCTCATGGATCAGGGGCGTCGCCTACATGGCCCGATGATGAAGAAGTGGATCGCTTCGGTGTACGACTGGGACGCCAATCCGTACCCAGAGATCAACATGACGACAGCGATCTGGGCTAATTGACGTCTGTCTAGGCGGCTTTCAGCAACGCTTCGATCACACGCTGACCGGCCAAAGGCGGTACCGCGTTGCCGGCCATATGCATGGTCAGCCGGTGGTTGTCAGGGCGCAGGGTGTCAGCGGGGAACGACATCGCGGCCAGGGCCTCGCTGGCGCTGAGCATCCTCATGCGGTCACCGTCGACCAGTGCCCAGCGGTCCAGGGTGGTGATGGTGCCGATCGGCCGATTGATGTCGCGGCCCGTGGTACCGGATCCTTTGCCGTAGTAGGGCATGATGAACCGATCGCCGAAGCGCTGGCGGCCGTTTCGCACCCGGTCGAGTGTGGCCTGGGCACGGCCTGGCTTCTCGATGGGCGACCACCGCCCGCCGTCGAAGTCGAGGAAACTGGCCGCCGGTACATGCCGCTCCTGCGGTAAATGCAGCATCAGCGGCGCCTTGCTGCGCGTCAGCACCATGAATAGCCGCACGCGGTGCTGTGGCACGCCGAGGTCGGCGCAGTCCACGATGTGCGGCGCACACTGGTAGCCCATCGCTTGGATGGCCTGCAGCCAAGCCGGGTAGAGCAGCCAGTCGGTGAACTCCGGAACGTTCTCGATCACCGCCGCCTGCGGCCGGTGGAACTCAAGGGCCGATACTGGCGCCCATGCCGTCGAACGCGATGCGTCGTGCTCTGGGTTGCCTGACTTCTTCCCGCGGGCCTTTGCGTGCCCTTGGCAGCAGGGCGAGGCCAGCAGGATGTCGTGTGCCGGCACCTGCTCCCAGCGTGCCTGGTGCAGGTCCTGGCAAACATGCTGCGTGTCGGGGTGATTGGCGCTGTGCCATTCAATGGCCACCGGCCAGTGGTTCGCCGCCCAGAGAACCTGGACGCCTGCGGCGCGCGCGCCGGTGCTCCATCCGCCGAGGCCGGCGAAAAGGTCGATTGCTGTGGTCATGGTGGTTCCTGCCCCCTAAAAACGGCATCTAGAAAATGAGGTAGAATTGGAAAACTGTTGACATCTATGGGGGGAATATGCAGCTGGTTATTAGAGAGGTTGTTGCGACGTACTCGATCGTTGTTTTCGGCTACCCGGTCCAAGCTAGGATTACCAAAGGGCTTACTGATGACGACGATCTCCACTGGGAGATAAGCCATTTCTGCCGGTGCGAGCGAAGAGGGAAAGCGATCAAACCGGAGAATTCAGGAGCCAAGACCACGCAGCAGGCCCTGGGGTTGATACGCAAGTATTGCGAGGGGTTTGTGCCAGGCTACTCACCGGAAGTAAATCCGGCCTTTTGGCCATCAACCAGATAGCAGTCCTGGCGGTCAGTGCCGTCAGGCGGGGATGATCGCGATGCAGGTGTTGACCATGGTGCCTGAGGTCTTGAACGAGGCTTCCGGCAGGTTGACGATGCTGCCGCTGCGTGCTGATACGATGCCGCGGAAGTCACGGGACAAGGCGTCTTCGCGGAAGATCACCCCGGTCGGCATGATCGCCACCAGCAGGCCGCGCGGCTTAAGGAATTTCAGCGCGTGCAGCACGTGGTGAATGTCGCTGCGTTTCTTGTCGAATGGCGGATTCATCACGACGCGGTCATAGATCGGCTCAGGCTCGATGCTGAGGAAGTCAGCACAGCGCACGGAGCGGAAAGGCAGTTGCTCTAGGTGCTTGGCGTTGTCCGGCAACAGCTCGACGCAATCCACCTCCAAGCCAGCAATGGCCAAGGCGCTGGCAATGGCGCCTCGTCCCGCCGAAGGCTCCAGGGCTGACATACCCTTGTCCAGCTGAGCGAACTCCAGCAGCCTATCAACAACAGGGCCAGGGGTTGGGAAGAAACCGAAGTCCTGCGGTACCGCGACCTCCCCAGTGAGGATGATGTTCTCGATCGCTTCGGCAGCGTCATCGGCGAACAGGTGGGCCTTGGCCTTGGTGTTCCACTTGCCTCCGGCAGCCTTCAGCGTCTTGTCCAAGCGGGCATACAGGCCGCGCTCCAGCTGGCCGCCTGTGATGAACAGTTTGTTGCCTTCGGTTCGTGCAGCGCTGAGCAGCGACATGACTTCGGTGTCGACCTTCATGTGTTTCTCCTGGGTGCGCGAGGCCCTTCCTGGGTCGCGGCATAGTGGCAATTTGGTTTGGGATGGGGTATTACGGGTGGCCGGCATGGGGCCGGCCCAAGGAGCGGTTGCTATGGACAACACCGATTTCGATTACGATGTAGACCTGTTTCAGAAGCAATTGGGCGTTACCAAGTTCGCCGTCAAAGGCGCCGCTGAAAAGCTGTTAGGTATGGTTGAGCATTGGAGCGAGGTAGGAAGCCACCACTGGGGGCGATCGCTTGTAGTTTCGGCTGATCCCGTGAATGGCTGCATCAATGGCGAAATTGTTGGTAAAAAGTTCGTCATCCGATATGAGCCTTTGGGCTATGAAGGTAACGGCGTTATCGAGGCTGTGGTCGTCATCAACGACCTGGTATCGGGCGAACCCATGGAGGTAAGCAGGTTCTTGATGAAATCCGATGGTTCCATCTTGTCTGCAGCCGGCGACGTATTGATGGCGCGCGAGCACCCAGAATGGAGTTATAGAACCCTAGTTGCGATTGTTAGACGAGTGCTCAACGCCAGATCAGTATCCTGATACTAGGCCGACGGGAGTGATCACCTCATCCCCTGGATCCTGCTGAATCATCAGCATGCTCTTCCGGTCGAAGGCCATGGCCAGGCGGGGCGAGATGCTGATCTCATGCCGCGGCGGGGTGAGAAACTTCACCGCGTGCAGCCTGCCCAGTGCGTGGATTCCGTGAATCAGCGCTTCGATCATCTGGCTGTAGGTGGCATCAGCCCAGCCGCAGATCGCTCGCAGGTGTTGGCCGGTTCGCTTCCTGGCTGACAACCGCAGCGGCTCAGTCCGCGCCACAGTTCGGTAGGCATCGATTTCGTGGCGCGAGATCCTGAGCAGTGCGTGATGCCCGAGCGCTTCGATGTGATGAATCATCAGCGTCATCGCCTCGCCCTGTTCCTCGATCCCGGCCCACTCCATCAGCTCCAGCAGGGCCTGTTTAGTCCCTGGTCGAACCTTCAAGCGCAGGTCTTCTTCCTGCAACTTGGCGGCCTTGGCGCGGCGCTTCTCGTCGCGGGCCTGCTGAGACATCGCCATACGGCACCTCCTTCAATCCGCTGGGCGGTAGGTTGAACTGCTCACGCCGCCTTGTTCTTTGCAGCGCGCTTCGGATTTTTCTGTCCAATCTCAAGATCCATGTCGTTCCAGCCCGCCAAAAACCAGGAGCCGTGGAACGTGTGAGAGGCGAATGGGTTGGCCATCTTGCCGCCACCGTTGCGGCGGCATTCCCGGCCAAGGTAGTAGACGCTGGGGTGCTCGCCGTGGTCGCTCATGGCCTATCCCCTATGCCGCTGAAGCGGGAAGTTGATCTTGTATGCAGCCAAGATCCGCTCCAGCTTGCGATTGCCGATTCCGAGTGCTGCAGTTGCCCGGCAGCGGGACATACCCTCATCGCGCAAGGCAATGATCCGGTCTGCCAATTCCCGATCGGCAGCCTCTTGAGCGGCCGCGTCTCTCACTGGCTGCGCCTGGCGCGGCGGCTTGCAGAACCTAAATCCTTCGCGAGCGGCTACGCCCCAAAGCGCTCCCTTGGTCTCGCCCAGGAGCTTCGCGACCTCGCCACAGGTCATGGTCTTGGCAAGCTCGGCGATCTGTGCGGCGCGAGTCCTGGCCCGGCTTTGTTGCGGGTGTTCCGACTTATGCGCAGCAGGCTTGGCCCGCTTCGGCTTGGGCTCAGGGTGCTTGCGCTGCGGCAGCGGCCGGTAGGTGAAGCCCTCCAGCACGACGAGCTGGCCGCCAGACGCGAAGAAGGCCGCTTTTGCGGCCTCCAGGTCGATTGATTGGTTCATGCCAACCTCACTTGATTCGGATCGAGCTCTCGCCGCGCTCCAGATGCGCCCAGCTTGGCTCGGGGATGAGTTCGTCTTCGCAGTCTTCGCCGGCGGCCATTCGCTTGCGTACCGACTCGTTGTGCTCGCGGTACTCCTTGAGCTTGGCGGCGATGGCGTTCTTGTCCGGCGTGATTTTGGTAGCCACCGAAGTGAGGTCGTCTGGTACCGCGTCCTCGTTGTCGACAATCACCTTCTCCTTGCCGATGACCAGGCTGATGGTGAACAGCGGGCGCTTGATCGACTTGATATTCGCTGCGTCCATGTTGCGGCGCAGGTAGTCGGTAATGGCCGTCACGCTGTTGGTCTTGATGCGCTTGAGTTCGTTGAGGCGGTCGATTTCCGCGTCGATCGCGCTGATGTCGCCCTCGATGTTCCGGCGCAGCATGACGATGTTGTCGGCCTTCACCTCGAACTCGCCCTGGATGCCGGCCATGGTGTCCTGAATGGCCTGCTTGAGGCCTTCGTCGTCGGTGTCACACATGGCGGCCAGTTCGGCCATCTGGCCGGTGAGTGCGTAGAGCTGGGTCATGCTGCAGCCTCCTGTGGTTTCCCGGCCTCAAGGTTCTTCAGTTCGAGCGAGATTCGCGCAGCTCCTTTCTCATCTTTGCGGCCGATGAGCTTGCGTACTGCGTGGTCGTGGATCTTCTTGCGCTCATGCGGCGTCACCGCCTTCTGCATGGTCTCGATCGTGTCCTTGATAAAGTCCAGGCGCTCCTGCTGTTGGCGCTCTATCTCGGCCTGGCGGTCTTCGGCCTGCTCGATGGCCTGCTCGGCCTGCAGCTGCTGCACGTAATTCACATCGTCGAACATGCCCAGGAACACATCGGCGCTGAAGCCCAGCATGGAAAGAGCCTTCTTGATGGCGTCGGTCAGCGACTTTTTCGGTGCCTCGCCATCGGTGGTGGTGCCGTACTTCGACTTGTAGAGGTACTGGGTGCACCCGTATTGCTCGATCTCGCCGCGCTGGCCGTCGAGCACAAACCAGAAGGTGATTTTGATTGTGTGGTTTAGCTCGAAGCCCAGGCTGACGCGCTTGTCGCCTTCGCCGCTGAACATCTCGGCGCCCTTGTCGAAGCGCTCCTCAACCACGTTCCAGCCGAAGCCGATGCCGGCCGGCCCGAAGACCTCAGTGGCCTTCATGATCATGGCGGTGCCGTTCAGGCTGGTGATCTGCTGGCCGCCGACCTTGGCGTCCTTGGTAAATCGGGTGTCGGTCGTCTGGACCTTCTCCCAGATGCGCATGTTGGTAGTGGACATTGGAAAACCTCGCGCCAGGCCGGCGCCGTCAGTTGAAAGGGGAAATGCCAGGTCACCCAGGCACGGAGGTACGCTCCAGGCCCTGGCTGCGGTGGATGGTTGCGCGCTCTCGCCGCTTACGCTCCCGAAGGGGTACGGTTATCCCGAAGGCCCGCCGTGCGCCGGGTGTGTGTTCAGGAAGTGATGCTGCCGGCCAGTGCACTGGCGAGCATGAAGAAGGTGCAGGCGAAGAGCATGGAGAAGGAGCCGCGCCAGATGACCAGGCGCCGGGCGCGCTGGTAGCTGGTCATGGCCGGGGCCTCACAGCGATCTGGCCGGCCTTGAGCGCCGCGACGATCTCCGGCGGCAGCTTCTGCACCGGGAGTTCGCGGGGAAGACCCACGCCGATGATCGCCAGGCTGCGTTCGATCTGCTCAAGCTGTTCGTCAATCAGGGATTTGACAGGTGCGGTGCTCATGCAGCCTCCTTGCGCCGAACGGCAATACGCCGAATGCGCTCGCAGTAGTGTTTAAACTCGTTGGAGTCGATGGCCAGAAGAGAGAAGCATGCGACCACCATGGATTCGGCCTTCGCATCCTCCACCGGGCCTGAGCCCGGCAGAAGCATCGTCTCGATTGCGGCCTCGATGGCGCGAACCGCCACGCTGTGAGGATTCATTCCGCGTCCTCGGCCTGGGCCAGCACTGCTTCCTTGGCGAAGGGCGTGAGCAGCTGGCGGGCGATCTCCTGTAGTGCTGCCTCAGGGCTCGCCATGCTCATGATTTCGTCGGCAGCTGCCGCGGCATCGCTGGTGACCTTGCAGCGCGCAGACAGGACCAGACGGCCAAGCACCGAATTGCTGATGCCAGACAGCCCAAGCTGGCCCATCACGAACTCATCCACCGCCTGAGCGAAGCGTTCGTAGGTCACGCCACGCTGGCGGAAGTTGCGCTGGAACACTACGTCACGGCGCGCCATCAGCTCTGCGATACCGTCGTCGATCCAGCGTGCCTCCGCCTGCTCAGCCGCGCTTTCGCTCACCGCCGGAGGCAACTGGTTGTCGTACTGCCATTGTGCTGCTCGAAGTGCGCCCATGGTCGCCTCCAGGTGGTGGGTTCAGTCGGGGTATGCGATGTACTTGAAGAGGCCTTTTTCCGCGTCGAATCGCTCGAAGCGGCCGCCAAAGGTGCCGCGCACCTTTTCCTCAACTTCCTTGGCGGTGGTGCCAACAGGGAAAACGCCTTCCTTGATCATCGAGCTGGCTGTGTGAAGCTTTGCCACCCAGTCGATCTTGGTAGGGTCGAGCACGCGCGGTTTTGTCTGGATGAAGGGAAGAGGGGCGCCCAAGCTGATGGATTCGATCTCACGAACGCAGAGAGGGTCATCGGCTGCGCGCCACCCGCAATCGGGGCAGTGCATGTCGGCGTTCTCGTGATTCCAGCAGGGCGCAGCGATGTGGCAGCTGCAATCCTTTACTGACTCTATTTCGATGGAGCCCTCGCAGCCATCGCGGGCGCAGGTTTCACCCTCGCAGTAACCGAGCTTGCTCATGGCTTCAACCGGGCGGCGAGCATGGCGTCGGCTAGTTCGTAGGAGGTTTCCGCAATCTTCTGTGCGACCGGCCTACCATCGCGCGGATCAACGTAGCCAGGGTTTATGAAATTGCTGTCTGCACTGGTCGCAGTTGCCTGAGCAGCTGCGAACTTGGCGGCGAAGTAATCACGCAGGTTCATGCCCGGGTATGCGCTGAAGGTTTGCGGCTTGATTTCTTCGCCATTGAAACCCTTGATCGGCGTGATTCCGCTGTTGTTGATCTGCGTTGGGAAGGCAGGGCCGCCTGTTACTTTGCTCATGCTGCCTCCGGGTGCTTCTCACCGCAGAACATGCAGTAGTTGCCAAGCACGTTGATGGTTGCCTTGGCCTTAACTTCTTTGCCTTTGGCTGTGGTGCGGGTTCCGACGACCTCGCATTTCGCGTACTGGCGGCCGGCTGGAATGAGCATGTAACCCTGCAAGGTAGCCTCGGCACCGATGATTTCAGGGTGCCGCTCTGCTGCAGCCTTTTCGAATTTCTGCCTGCAATCGCACATATGGAAAATCCTCTGGACCGCATTGGCCAGGAGCCAGGCGCGGGTGACCAAACCCACCGTGAAAGGTGGCCTGGCGCCTGCCAATGCGGTCGATGTGAAGTGAGAGGGGTAGTGCGGGCTACAACGCGGCCCGCTATCGCTTGAGGGGATTACGCGGCGGTCAGGGTGCGCTCGCCGAAAACGTCGTAAAACTTGCCTTCTGAGATGAAGTTGACAGGGTTTCCGTTGGCCAGGGCGTATGACTTCAGGCCCTTGGTGCTGCGAGTTCCCTGCAGGGTTTGGGTGAGGATTTCATCCTCGTATACGTTCACTGTATGGCTGTAGCCCGACGGATCGGTAACCGACACGGAATCGATGAGATGGGTTCTTTTCATTTCGTCTCCTACGGATGCGGGATGCATCGGTGGAGCAACTGGCTTCATAGCTCGACCAGCTTCGCCCGGGGTGTGAGAGGCTGGGTTGTCCTTCACCAATTGGTCCACCGATGCAGCCTGCGATGGGGAGCAGGGCATCGGGCCAGTCTTTCCGGCCGTCAAGGTATTCAGCCCAGGTGCAGGGCTAGCATGCCGCGGTCCATGATGTGCAACTCGTCGGTGCTGTTCATGATCTCGCGCAGCTTATCGACGCCACCGGCAATGCCGGTTACCGCTGCAACCACTTGCAGCTGACCGCGACGATCCGCATTGCGCAGGGCCGATCGGATTCGGTCGTCCTGCTTTCTGTCATTCAGGTTCATCGTCTTGCCCTCCAGGGCGGTTGATTTCCCGTCTGGCCCTGTCGCCAAGGCCAGCCAGTGAAATTGCCTGTCGCTCATTTGATTTGGTTGGTCGGGGTCGGCCGCCATGACTCGATCAGACTGTCCTTGCCCCAGTAGCAGTCCTCTGCGCGACGGTCATGGAACTCCTTGCCGTCGGCATATCGAACATCAACACGACCGCTTGCATGGCGCGGCCTCCCATTGTTTCGTTCCCAGCCTCGCCACGAACTCATATCGGCGTTCCTCCAGTGGATTCCCAAAGCACCCGGTCGCCCAGGTGCTTCAGTGAATCTCGTGGTGTTTCTCCGCACCCGCTTACCAGGTCATCCACTCAGTTCGGTCAACACCTCGTCCGCCGTCGCAGTGGGCTGCGCGTGGGCAGGCTTTCGGGCCTGTCGGATCGCCGGTCGCCGGTAGAGGCAAGTGCGGTTTTGTTCATCGGTTTACTGACCTCCCACCGATGGAGCCGGGAGTGACCTAACCGGCTGGGCCGGGTAGTCGGGCATGGCGCAGGTTGTTAAAGAGCGGTGAGGCTTGAGGGCCTCTGCAGTCCCTCGTGAGTGACTGCTGTGTTGAGGCAAATATCACGCAATGTGTTTTTTATGTCAACACGAAATGTGATTTATTTTTTCGAGGCCGTTTTGAAATTCTTCCAAGCGAAGCGTGTTCACCTTTCACAAGGCGTGATGTATGCTCTGCTCAATACTGGATGGATGTACAGTTAGCGGAGGAAGGAATGGCCACGCAGAAGAAGTCGGCGCCGCAGGCGCGCCAGGAAATGACCGGGCTGGAACGCCTTGGCCTGCGGGTTTCATCGATGATCAATCACCCGATCGCGCAGACTCAGCGCTGGGTGACGATCCATCGCCTGGACACGGATGGAGACAGGGAGTGGGAGGAGGTGATGGGGCTGCTGGCCGAAACGCCGGAGCTGGACCTGACGTTCAATGACGACGAGAGCGTGACGGTTCGGTGGGAGCCGCAGAGCGCAGACGATCGAGACGACCTGGTCGCGGAGAGGGATTGGCAGGAGGAGAGGGTGGAGGAACAGCTAACTATCTGAAGAGAAAAGAAAAGCCCTTCCTGGAAGGAAGGGCTTTTCGGGTAGGCATTACGCCGGAGATCGATGGAAGCGCGACTCCTTTCGCATCGACAATCTCTTTATGGCCGGGGGGATGGATTTTGTCAAGTGTTGTCGTCAAGGATGAAGTCGATGGTTTCCCTGATTTCGGGGGCGGCGTTCACGACTTTAATTTTCTTATAAGCACTCATCCCTAGAATCTTTATTGGTGAGGCGAGTAGGGCGCTCAGAAAACTATGTGGAGAGCTAACGACATTGTCAAAATCTATAACAATGGACTTCCCTTCTTCAATTGCTGGGAATACTCGCTTGTCGCGGAATCGTATGGCAGCCTCTTTGTCTTCTGCATATTTACCAAAGAAATTAAAGATTCCAATCACGAACCGTGAATTTTCCTCATTACTATCGCCTAGCTTCTGTTCTTTATCTGCTGCATCACGAAATTCCTGCATCATCTTATGCAGAAGGAAAGTGGTATTTTGCTCAAGTCGTAGGGAGACGAGTACAAGAGTTCCCGGCCATGGGTTGATTAATTTTCTCTGGGTTACATCTCTGGGTGAAATATGTACGAGGCCGTTGCGAGACAAAACGTGCATATCGGCATTCAGGCGGCGAATGATGTTTGACGAAATGTATAGGCCCATGCCGGCATTATTTTTCGTTCTGTATGGGTCGGATCGTCCAAACGTACCGGAAACTTTAGGACGGAGGGCAAACTCAATAGCCTCCTCGTCACTCTCTAGGGGAGGGAAAGCCTGTTCTATGTGTTTTTTGATCCCGATTCCGAGGTCTGCGATAATGAATTGGATCTCATTCCTGCTCTTGTACCACGTAAACTGGACAAGGGAGGGTATTCGAGTGTTGCCTTGGTAACACGTTCCATGCTCCATGGTGTTGTATAGGAGTTCGCTGAGTACATATCGTAGAGTGCTTTCATACTCAACGTTGAACCCCTTTGTGTAACTCTCCGCAGATTGGATGATTGAACCGAAATCGGCCGCATTTCGGAGGGCAAATAGCGGTTTGAACTGGTGGCCTTTGAATTGTTGCTCGTCATTGAACAGAACAGGAAATAGGCCGCGAGCACCCATGCTTCGCCACATTTCGCTTGCTCCAGTGCCCCTGTCATTTTCAATGAATGTGACTCTGCACCCTTGAGCCTTAAGCTGCCATCCATAAATAGCTAACAGAGATAAAGCTTGGTAATTGGCTGTGTGGCATTGGGTTAGATCAATCTCTACCGGGGTGTTATGAATGTCCCAATTGAAGAAGTCCATGAGTCTGTCAAAGTTATAGACATCATGTTCTTTAAAAGAGAATCTCGGGGGCAAAGTTAGCCGCTCGGCTCTTTGCTTCTCAAGCGCTCTTTTAAGCTCTTCAAATCCTTCGTGGTACATCATTCCTTCCTTCTGAGTATGTTCAGCGAGATAGGCGTAGCTAATGGAATTACAGTCACGCGCGTTGCTAAAAGAAACCGGGTTTGGGCCTGTCCGGCTGCGAGTAATTTCACACTAGATGAGCATTCCACACCAGCAGCACCCTGGCCTGGATGTAGGTCATATCCCGGCGGATCAGCCGATCCTTGTGCCTCGGGTTGTCCGAAATCATCTCGAAGTGCTCCTCATCAGCCACCTGCAGGCGCTTGATGTAGAGCAGGTCATCCCAGACGAAGAGGTAGATCCCGTCGCCCACGAACTCGCGGACGTTGATGTTCACGATCAGCGGGTCGCGGTGCTTGATGGTGGGCTCCATCGACTGGCCCCATCCGGTGACCACCTTCAGGTGGAAGTGCTCTTCGAACTCGACGCCCAGCTCACGGAGATGGCTCGGGCTGACGCGGATGTCCTTGAGCAGCTCTGGAAAGTCGTGCGCGCTCTGACCTCCGCCCATCGATGCCCGGACATCGTAGTGGGCAATCCACACCTCATCACCTACCAGGCCTGGGCGGGAGAAGTCAGCCTCAATCACGTTTGACGGTTGCGGCTCCTCAGCTGCTGCGAGAAGCCGGCGGCGCGCCTCTTCGGAAAAGCCTTTTCCGCTCTTTGCGAGCATCTGCTTCACAAGATCGGCCATGCTCCGCTCAGGCGCGGCAGTTGGTTCAGGCGCCGGCGAATTCAGGAGCAGCTCGGACTGGTCCACGCCCAAGGCTGCTGCCATCGAGGCGATATCCGCCAAGGTAGGCTCGCGAGTGCCGACCTCATAGTTACCAACCCGGGATTGCGATTTCCAGCCGCAGGCCTCAGCAAGTTGGGCCTGGGACATCCCTTTGGCTTTTCTCAGGCGCTTGATGCGCTGGCTCAATGATTCGTTCATGCGCGGAATTTCATCACGAAACGAAATACCCGGCTTTCACTTATTGTGATTGCAATTAACACGATGCGTGTTTATCCTTCGGTCATCAATGGAGGAAGACCGTATGAACCAAGTCCGAACGATCCGCGAAAGGGCTGGCGTTACCCAGGCAGCGCTGCGCCGTCAGCTCGGCTGGAATCAGTCCCGCCTGGCGAATTACGAATCAGGCCTCAGGAATCCGGGCCTTCAAGAGGCGCGCCAAATCGTGGAAGCGCTGAACGTCCTGGGCGCCAGTTGCGCCCTTGATGATGCCTTCCCGCCGGCACAAGTCGCCGCCTAACCAATTCCAACTGCAAGGAGCTACTCCCGCATGTACGCCAACCGCAATCACCTGCATGACCGCGAGATCAAGGTCCGGGTCGATGAGGACACGTTCGAACTGATTCAGGCGCTGGCCAAGTTTCACCGCACCCAGCGCGCCGTGCTCTGTCGTGAGCTGCTCGAAGCTCAATTGGCCGCCCTGGCTTCGGAGAATACCGGCGATCAGAACGTGGCCTGAAGGCCCGTAGGAGGCCCCATGCCGATTGAAGACATCGGATTGGACCAGGGACTGATGGAGCAACTGGAGCGAGAGGCGACGAGACGGGGCATCAGCCCTGAAGCGCTCGCAGCCGACCTGATCCGTCGAGAACTGGCCAACCGAACCAAGCCCCGCAGTCCGCGGGGGGCAGTAATGCCGTTCCACCGAAAGGCCTGAATAGGCCCTGACGCGTAACTGATAAGCCCGACCGACCTACTGAAGCAGCAGCGAGCAGGGGATCACTTGATGGCCTACGACGACAAAGCACACCGACACGACCACCAGGTCAAGGTCCGCTTGGATGACGAGGACTTCAACGAGCTGAAGGGATACGCCCTGGAGCTCAAGGCTCAGCACAGCGTGTTGGCCCGGGAAATCATCCTGGCCGCGCTGGCGTTCAAGAAAGAGCACGGCCACCTGCCGCTGATCAACGAGAAGAAGGCCAGGGCCTGAATAGGTCAAGGGAGGACGAATGTCGCCTGCAAACGAAGCGGTACAGCAGCACGACGTAGAGGTCGCCCGGTTCCGCCGGAATGACTTCGCGGACCTGGAGGCCTGGGCGGAGGAGGTTGGTGTCAGCACCGACGAGCTTGCCGCGCAGATCCTGAAGAAGGCCACGCACTTCCTCGCGCAGCGGGGGAAGCCCAAGAGCAACAACGTGGTGCCGTTCGCGGCGCCGAGGTAACCGTCCGATCCCTAATTAGGGACCCGGGCGCCAGTCCCTGATAAGGGACGCCAAAACGCAGAGACAAAAAAGCCGGGATTGCGGCCCGGCTCTCTGCATAACAAAAACTCTGTTCAGGAATTTTACCTATGCAGACCCAAAGTGTACAGGCCCTGTCCAGGCCCGCGCCACAAAATGCGAACCACGATTTCGTGGCGCGCACGATGTCGTCGCGAGAGATCGCCAGCTTGACTGGCAAGCGTCACGCCAACGTTAAGCGTGACATTGTGGCCATGCTGGCCGAACTGAAAGCAGATGTACTCAGTTTTGAGCACATCTACTTGGACGGGCAGAACCGCGAGCAGGTCGAGTATCTGCTTGATCGCGAGCACACCGACTGCTTGCTGACCGGCTATAGCGCTGGGCTGCGCATGAAGGTGATTCGCCGCTGGCGTGAACTGGAAGGCCAGTCCGAAGCACGCCAGGCGGTCATGGCCAACGGCACCAAGGTGATAGGCGAGATCGCCATCATGGAGTGCTTCACGCGCCTCCTGAAGCCAGCCGCGTCTTGCCAGATGCAGATGCTGACCAAGATCGCCGAGAACAACGGCCTCGATCCTAAGTTCCTGCCCAGCTATGCCGTGGATGCGCCGGCTGACGCAGCTGGCGGCAGTTCGTTGCCGACCAAGGCCCTGACCGCCTTGCTCAAGGACAACGGCATTCGCATGTCGCCAGCTTCGTTCAACAAGGCGCTGCAGCAGGCCGGCCTGCTCAAGGTCATGCAGCGCAAGAACTCCAAGCAGGAGACGGTCACGTTCTGGGCAATCACCGACAAAGGGCTTCGCTATGGCAAGAACTTGACCAGCCCTCAATGCCCACGCGAAACGCAGCCCCACTGGTACGTGGATCGCTTCCCTGAACTGGTTGAACTGGCAGGGAAGGGTCGCCCATGAAAGTCGTGACTCTTGTTGTTGAAGCCCCTGTCGAGCCGATTCACCTGGGCATGCAGCTGGCGGGCGGACGTGTCACCGCTGCCGGAATCGGTGACTACTCGTTGTATTGCGAGCTCATGGAGGCAGCCAAGGAACTCGTTTTGCTGATCGAGAACGGCGTTCATCCGCGTCACGAGTCGCTCGAGGTTGCTGCGAAGGCTGTCCGCGATCTGATCACCAGCCTCGATGATGAGGGCGATCAGATCCATTCCGAGAACGACGCACTGCGAGAAGACGCTAAGCGGTATCGCTACATGCGCGACTTCCCCTACAACAACTGCGCCCGGGCGGTAGGGATTACCGATGGGCGCCATTTCTGGCTTGAGTCCGAAGCTGCCGACCAGGCCATCGATAAGGCGATGGCCGATGACGCGGAGCTTCTTGCCTGCATGGCCAAGGAGCACGGCCAATGACCGACATCCCGCGTCAATTCAAGGGCGTATGGATCCCTGCCGAGGTCTGGCTCGACCACTCCCTGTCGATCACCGAGAAGGTGATGATGGTGGAGATTGGTAGCCTGCAAGACCCTGTCCGCGGCTGCTACGCCAGCAACAGCCATTTCGCCAGGTTCTTTGGCCTGTCGAGCTCTCGCGTGTCCGAGATCATCAGTGCTTTGTCGGCCAAGGGTCTTTTGCGGGTCGAACTGATCCGTGATGGTCGGCAGGTCGTAGAGCGTCGTGTGCGTCTCACGAACCTATTCGGAAAGTCGAATACCTATTCGGAAAACACGACGACCCTATTCGGAAAACACGGTGACCCCTCTTCGGAAAAGGCGGAGGAGAGTAATACAAAGAGCAACAGTACAACTGAGGGTGAGCGCGCGGCCGCCAAGGCGTCCCCGACCGCTTCGCGCAAGGCCTCGAAGTTTGACCCTCTGACCGCCTGCCCGTCCAACGTCAACACCGCCGTATGGGCCGACTGGTGTCAGCACCGTAAAGAGATCCGCAAGCCGCTGACCGCCACCACCTGCGCGAAGCAGGCCAAGACCCTGGCCGGCCACCACGCACCCGACGCGGTGATCAACCAGTCGATCAGCAACGGCTGGACCGGCCTGTTCCCGGAGAGGGTGCTGCCAGGTGCCCAGCAGGGCCAGCGCCGCAGCGGTCCCGACTTCAACGACATCAGCTGGGCTGATGACCTGGGGGGCTTATGACCGCACAACCGAAACTGCGCAGCGTGACGCAGATCATGGCCACGGCCCGCAACCTGCCAGCCGAGGTGCAGGCCCCGGCGAAGCAACTGGACCCAGGCACCACCGAAGTGGTCAACGCCCTGTTCAAGGAACTGCAGGCCATCTTCCCGGCGTGGAAGCAGGCCTGGCCGGATGACGAGGCCCTGAAAGCTGCCAAGCGCAGCTGGATCAAGTCCTTCGTAGCCGCGGGCATCAACACGCTCGAGCAGATCCGCTTCGGCATCCAGAAGTGCCGGGTGCTGGGTACCGACTTCGCCCCGAGCAGCGGCAAGTTCATCAAGCTGTGCCAGCCGACCCCGGAAGAGATGGGTATTCCGCCGCTTGCGCGGGCCCTGGCAGAGGCGCTGGAGAACTTCCACCCCAGCAGGGCAGGTTCCCGTGTTTGGTCGCATGCAGCGGTGCGCCACGCGGCCCTGCAGTGCGAGGCGCACAACCTGGGTTCGATGGAGGTGGAGCGCGCCGAGAAGGTGTTCGCCCGGGCCTACGACATCACCATCCGCATGCTGGTCGCCGGCGAGCCACTGGGCGACATCGCCACCGGCATCGGTCACGACAGCCAGAAGAGCATGGTCGAGCTGGCCGACGAGTACGCCAGCCAGAAGCAGGTCCGCCTGCTGGAGATTCAGCAGATCCCAACCAGCGCCGCCGCGTGCCGTGCACACCTGCTGGCCAAGTTGAACATCAAGCGCGCCGGGCAGCCGGCCGGGGAAGGGGTGTGATGCGAAATTACCTCAAGGCAGTCCTGATGATCGTCCTGGCTCCGACCGTGATCATCGCGGCATCTGCTGCCTTCACCCTGTGGGTCAAGTTCGCCGTAGGGCTGGATCTTTGGTTGCCCGCGAAGCTGGTCCTCATGGCAGGCCCGGCGATCCTGCTGGCTGCCATTCCTACCGCCTGGCTGCTGAACAAGCTTGAGGAGAAGCACTGATGGACACCAACAAGATGCGCGAGCAGTTCGAAGTTGCGTTCGCTCAAGCAACTGCCCTTCAGGGCGAAAAGAATGGCGCCTCTGAGCGAATGAAAGAGTTCATGCGTGACGAGCTTCTGCAGGCCATCCAGGAAGCTCGAGTGGGCGACTCGTATTCGCAGGCTGGGGTTGCTGCGGCATGGTGGGCCTGGCAGGCCTCGCGCGAGGCTGTGGTGGTGGAGTTGCCGAAGTTCGACGACTACCCGGCCAGCATTGAGCGTGACATGCGTGAGTCGCTGCGTTCTGCGATCGAGGTCCAGGGCCTGAAGGTGGCGCCATGAGCATGAGAAGCCTATTGATCCGGATGCGAGTAATGGACGCGCAGATGACCCTGTCGAGGTGGTACCTCGGTTGGGACCTGTACAGGGCCATGCCGTTTCCAGGCGTGCGCGGAAGAGGGCTGCACGACAAAGCCAAGGGCCTGGTCGAACATGACCGCGAGCTTATCCGGTCGATGGCTGAACTGGAGGGCCGCGCCCATGGCTGAAAAGATCAGCGTGAACAGTCAGTCCAAGCTCTCCGAGGCCGTGACCATGCTCACCCGCATGTTCCGCGACAAGAAGTTCGTCGTGGTCAGCATGCGCCCGGGTAAGGACCGCACACTGGACCAGAACGCGCTGTGGTTCGCCATGTACGACCGAATCGCCAAGAGCACCGAGATGGGCGACATCGAGGATGTGCGCCGGTACTGCAAGCTGCATTTCGGCGTGCCGATCATGCGGGCCGGCTGCGCAGAGTTCCGCACCGGCTGGGCCGAGTCGTTCATCCACCTGCCGTATGAGGTGAAGCTTCGCCTGATGGGGCCGTGCGCGATGTTCGGGCCGGATGGCTTCCCGGTTACCCGACTGTTCGATCGGGCCCAGGGCTGCCAGTACACCGACCGCATCGTGGCCGAGTTCGCGCCGCAGGGCGTGGTGTTCAGCGACTTGCTCAGCGAGGAGGCGGCATGAGCGACGGACTTGGAATCACAACGCAAACCACTGTGTTCCTCTCGGCCGAGAAGGTCGTGAAAGAGATGGACGCCGAGGATATTGGCTCCTTCTGTTCCGCAGTGGCTCAGCGACTGGATCAAGAGTACGCCGGGCGCGCCGGTGCCGCGGCGGACTTCGCCAGCGGGCTAAGTGAGATGGGCTGCCGGTTCCTGGCCGAGGTAGTCACGAGCTTCTACCAGCGGCAGAAACGGGAGGATCGCTGATGACTGCGATCAAGGAGATCAAGCTCAAGAAGTGCAAGGCACCAGGTTGCGGCAAGCCCTTCAAGCCGACCATGACCACACAGAAGGTGTGCAGCATCGCCTGTGCGCTGGCCATGTCGAAGGATTCGAAGGTGCAGAAGGTGGCAGCCAAGGCCATCACCCGGCAGGCCCGGGAAGACCTCAAGGCACGCCGGGAGAAGCTGAAGAGCCGGGCCGAGTACGCCAAGGAAGCCCAGGCAGCGATTAATCGCTACGTTCGCTTGCGGGACGCTCACCTTGGCTGCATCAGTTGCAGCAAGCCGGCCTCATGGCAGGGGCAATGGCACTGCTCCCACTTCCGTAGCGTCGGCGCCGCCCCGCACCTGCGCTTCAACCTCTGGAACATGAACAAGTCCTGCAGCGCCTGCAACAACTTCCTGAGCGGAAACATCATGGCTTACAGGCCGGCGCTCATCGAGAAGATCGGCCAGGCCAAGGTTGATTGGCTGGAGTGCAACAGCGACGTCGCTCGTCACGACATCCCATATCTGAGGCGGGTCAAGGCGGTGTTCAGCAAGAAAGCGCGGCGCCTCGAAAAACGGCAGGAGGAGGTTTGCTATGGGTAGCGAGGTAATTCCGCTCAGGACCTTTGTGGAGCAACGCTCAGGGACAAACCGGTCGATGGGTGTATTCCAGTGCTGCACATGCAGCGTCGAGTTCTCGTCGCGCATGGATCGCTTGAAGTCCATGACTGGGTGCTGTCCGCCCTGCGCCAACAAGCGGGGAGGGCGCACGCGCTCCACGCACGGCCTCAACAACGCCAACAGTCGACTCCACGTCACCTGGGCAAACATGAAGCGCCGCTGCCTCAATCCTCGGGGTTCGGAGGTGGAAAAGTACGCCGGCGTCACCCTCTGTGATGAGTGGATGAACTTCGAGCCGTTCATGGAGTGGTCCCTGGCGAATGGCTACACCGACCAACTGACCTTGGACCGTATTGAGTCGAGCAAAGGGTATTGCCCTGAGAACTGCAGATACGTCGATTACAACGTCCAGGCGGCGAATCGGAGGATCACGGACAAGAACACCAGTGGTCATGTCGGAGTCTCGTGGGACAGGGGTAAGTGGGTGGCGAAAGTCCAGTGGCAGCGTAGACAGATTCGTCTCGGCAGGTTTGACGATATCGATCAAGCGATCAAAACCAGGAACGAATACCTGGATCTTCATGCTCTGCCCCACAAGAGGTCCTGAAGCGATGAGGATAAGCCGAGCAACCATCGAAGACCTGCAGGCCATCAAGGCTCTGTACCGGCAAAAACTAAAAGACCTGAGGAGGGCAGCGGCATGACGCCAGCGTGGGGGTTTTTGATTATGGCTGCCCTCATGGTGGTGGCCGGTGTGGCGCTGTCATGGGCAGGCGCCGTGCGCCGCAAGCGCAGCTACGAAGAATTCATCTTGAGCAAGGCCAAGCAGGCAGGGGGCAAGCAATGAAGTATCAGAGCGTTTTGGCGGCAGTAGTGCGTGCCCTCGCGGCAGAAACCATGAGCGGGGTGGGCGGCGGCGACTTCGAGCCGAAGGTCCAGGCCTCGAAGCTGAAGGGGGAGATCTCCGGGAAGGATGCGGCGATGCTGGTCGACTGCTGGGTGCACGCCCGCCTGCACAGCAAGCTGATCCCGCGGCACTGGAATGCGCTGACGGCCAGGTTCTCGACCCACAAGGCCAAGAAGGTGGATGCGATCGGCAAGCTGGTACCGCTGATCGCCACGCAGGCGCCGAACCTGTTTCGGTACAAGGCGGTCACCGCCTGGGCAATTCCACCGGTGAAGGGCGTGCAGGCGCACTCGGGGCATGAGGTGGCCAGCCGGTCGGCCCGAGAGCGCGCAGAGTTCGATTCCCTCACCGCTGGCGTGGGCAAGCATCTGGCTGGCGGAGAGATGCCAGAGGACGCCGGGCAGGCGCGCCGCGAGCAGTATGTGAAGCGCTCCACCGACATGATCGTGCTCCCGGCCGAGTTCTACGACATAAACACCTGGGACCTTAATGCGAATAGCGAACGGACGAGGCAGCGGTGGCGAAAAAAAATTTTCGATACACTAACGGAAATGGTTGACGAGGCACTTGAATCAGCCGAGACAATTCTCGCGAGCGAGGGTGTGTTGGTCGCAACCGAAATGGCTGGTGCTGCTTAAGGAATTGTATGGAAGCGTTAACCCCTGTTGTTTGGTTTCCTGTGGTCACCCTCGTTCTGGGGCTAGTCTTGAAAGCGGCTTTTGATCTTCTAACTGAAAGGCGAGTGGAAGAAAAAGAGAGAAAAATAAGGGTCGAGAAGCGGAAAGAGCTTATTCAGCAGCAGCGATTAGAAAATCAGCGAAAGCTTTTGATTGAGATTCAGGAGGTGCTGGCCAAGCTCATGAGGTCCGTCTCTCGCCAACATCTGGAAGACGTTAGCAATTACCGGGCTTCTGGCGAGTGGGCGAAGGAGAAGCTTTCTGAAGAAGTGAGCGCCGCAACCATGGAGGCGTTTCGCCAGGCCAATCTTTTGCGCGTGAGGGTGCTCGACGACAATCTGAGGCAGCAGATCTCTGATCTGACCTCTCTCTGCTCAAAAGTGACGAGGGCTAAATCAGAACAGGAATCAGAGCTTGAATGGATGGAATCAGGATATTTCTTCCATAACGTGAATGAACGACTAGGAGAGGTTTTGAGAGCTTACGAAAAATCGGAGCTCGCGCATTTGGACGATTGACTTAGTTGTCGCTGTGTCGCATTATTTCTCCATCCTGTCATTCCTGCGCATGTTGAGGAGTGACCACAAAAGCCCCGCCAGAGAAATCTGCCGGGGCTTTGTCGGCTTTGGCTTAGGAGAATCAAATGTCCAGAGCAAAACGCCGACACGATACACGCCGAATCAAGGCCCGCTTTTACCTCAAGCAACGAGCCCAGGAATGCTGGGCTACTGATGCTCGCAACGCCGGCCTGTTCGCCAATCACGGGAAAGTCTGCTCCTGCTGGATGTGTGGCAATCCACGCAGACTGGGATGCCTGACCATGCAGGAGAGGCGCGCAGACTTGCAGATTGCAGAATAGTCGCCGATAGCCCAGCATTTGCTGGGCTTTTTCGTTTTTGGAGATCAGCATGAAGAGCTCATACCGCCAAGCTGTTGAGTCAGTTATTGCTCAAGAGGCAAAGCTGGCGGAGGTGGTCAGGCTGCATGCCGAAGCAGTTGACCGAGAGAAGCAGCTCGCGGCTGCGCTGCGATCCAACCAAGAGACGCTTGAGCGCTACGAGGCGCGCGTGACCGAGCTGGAATCGCAGATATTGCAACCACCGGCCCAGCAGTCAGAACCCAAGGTATGAGTCGAGCACCGAAGGCCATTCTAAGGCGCCCTTTGTAGCCTTCTGTTTGTTAGTGATATCGATTACAACCATGATGTCTTTGGTTGAATTGAAGTCGGTGCCGACATACAGGGCTGAACAAAGTGCATCTGCAGTCATGTCAAGCTCGAAGCAGTAAAACGATGTCGTTTCGTCCCAGTGCCTATAGCTAGTTAGCTCGTTGATTTTCCTTACGAACGAGTCATACCGCTCGCTGCGAGTGTCATCAGACTTGAATTTAAAGGTGACGATAAAGCTTGCCATAGTTCCATCCTGTGTCGCGGTTGTAGGGATTGCGACGATAGCATGGGGCCATGCTTTCTCTTCTCCTCGGCCTTGTCCAAGCCCCCATAGGGCCTCAAGAGTCCCGGCCAAGCGCCGGGATTTTTGTTCCAGCAAGAAACGCAACTGCAGCCAGGGCAGGCCCTAACGGGACAGCCTGGACACTGCTAGCCGGTAGTGTGGTGTACGGAAAAAACACCGGCAGCCCGCGCACTCTGACCTCACATGCTTTCAGGGTGGCGCGTGACCGGATCGGCGAGACTGGTGCATTGGGGTGCCAGCGCTGCAATGGTCTTCGGCGGACAGGTGGGGAGAGACCCACACAGATTCAGGCCGGCTCGACAGATACCACCAGGCGCTTACCGAGCGCGGCCAGTGCATTCTCGAGAGCCTCCAGCTTCGTGCCGTGCATGAAGTCCACTAGCCGGTCGCCCTGGCTCTGACTTACGCCGAGCAGGCGGCACAGATCAGCTTTGCGCATGCCTTTTTCAACCATCGAGTTCCACAATTCGATCTTCGCCACGGTGAGTGCGGTCAGCGTTACTACGGGCTGGCCCTCTTCAGGTGCCGGTGCTTTGGGGATCGCTCGACGTTGGTCAACGTAAATCGAAAGTGCGGCAGGCATCAGGATGCTGGCTTCGGCCAAGGCTTCCTCCAAGTCATCCCCGGCGGCGTTGAACTCGGGAATGGTGTCGCAGGTGAGCGCAACACCTGGGCTGTCTTCGGTATGCACAGTTACCGGGTAGTCAAACATTTCTAGCCCTCCCTTGGGCGGCTCTCTGAGTGATGTTCGCGAGGCGAGGTGATGATTCGACTCAAACGGTGGTAGGGGCTCATTTGAGCCCCAGTTGCTTGATGATTCCTTTCCGGGTTCCTTCTTTCATTTCTTTTGCACCGTGATCCGGAAAGATCGTTTGTTTGCCTTCGAAGTAGAGTTTGAAATGGCTCGTTCCGTTTAACGATTCGAACCTTACTCCTCTGGCTTTCAGCCACCGTTTGAACTCGTTGTAACTCATCACCTCGCCTCGTTGTTGTGTGAGCTCAGTATACAGCAAATTTGCTTTGCGTACAGCAAATTTGAGTTATTATTTTCATTCCAGCGGGAGCCGAGCGCATGGAGCTTTTTCACCGCCTGCTCGAAAAGCTCGACTGGGCTATAGCGGGCCTATTGGGGGCCTTGGTTGCCACCCGGTGGCACAAGGACGACCTGACGGACCGCAAGGCTTGGATCCTCTTCCTGCTGACCGGCATGGCCTGCGCCCACTACCTGACCGGAATGGTCAGCGCCTACTTCGGCATCGTGGAGCCTCGCAGCGTGGCGGGGGTAGGGTTTCTGCTTGGAACGTTCGGCGGGTCGCTCATCGCCGCAGTCACCCGCGCTATCAAGGCCGCTGATCTCTGGTCTGTCATCAGGTCCAAGTTCGGAGGGCCTAACGGATGATTTTCGAATACATCAACGCTCTGGCGGCTGGGGTGATCGCCCTGTGGGCATCCTGGGCCGTGCTGAGTGGCAAGGTTCGAGACGGTGTGATTGGCAAGATCCTGTACTCGATCATCGCGCTGAGCGGCTACGCCATCCTGGCCAGGTCGGACCGCATGTTCTTCAACCCAAACACAGCTGGGGTAACGATGCACGTCGCCCTGGCCATGGCAGGCCTGCGCCACATGTTCGTGGTCACCTACTGGCCCAAGGTAAAGCGCTGGATCTGCCAGCGACTGGATTGCGACATGTGCAAGCGGTCTAGTTGACCGCGCCACAAAACAGAGATGCGCCGTTTCGTGGCGCGACTATGGAGATTTCCAGATGGGCCAGCTTCCTGACATGACCGGTGCGTTCATCATGCTGGGCCTGATGTGTGCCGTTGCAGGATGGGCATTCATTGAGGGCCTGATCTGGGTCTTCTCGCACTTCCGCGTGGTGCTTGCATGAGCAAGGTCACCCGCATACGCCATGAGCTTCCGGTCAGCATGGATATCGTCCACGCGGTGGCCGAGTTCGATGCTGCCCTGGTGAAGGCGATTGATTTCGCCAAGGCAGCCGGCCTTCCTCAGGGGCTGCTGGTCGGCTTGCTGCATGGTCACGCGCATGCCGAAACCCACAAGATGGTGGCCGAATGAACGTGATTGAGCTGAAGCCGCGAGGTTGCGAAGAGCCGCACGCCTCCGGCGAATGCATCTGCGCGAACTGTCGGCATGAATGGGTGGCGGCTGCCCCGGTAGGAGTCACTCAGCTGGAGTGTCCGAAGTGCGGCACCCATTGTGGCGCGTTCAAGTATCCATTCGGCCCGCAACCAGGTGACGAGGCATTCCACTGCAACTGCGGTAGCGAAACATTCTTCATCATGCGCAAGACAGGCCAAGCCAGTGGCGCGGTTCACTGCCGTAACTGTGGTGTAGAAGCGACCGGATGGTTCAGGTGAGGGTTCATGAGCAGACCAATCCCACCAGCCGACCTACTCGAATCGCTCTGGTTGACCCTGCGCCCGGCCATCGGTGTGTGGGACTGGGTACAGAGCGAATTCCTCGCCGACACCGGCAGCATCCATAACCCAGAGCATGCCCACCTGATGGACGCCAACATCGGCGTGCTCTGGGCGTCCAGCGGATTCGCCAAGCAGGGCCGGGTCGTCCTTGGCCAAGCCGAGCAGCTGGTGTTCCGCGCCGGTGGATGGCAGAAAGCTCGGCAAGAGCAGCAGATGCGGGAATGGTTCGGTGAGGAGCCGGACTACCTCATCACCCTGGCTGCCGACTACTGTGCCCAGTGCACCGACGCCGAGTTCTGCGCTTTGATAGAACACGAGCTGTACCACATCGCCCAGGCGACTGATGAGTACGGCGCACCCAAGTTCACACAGGACGGGCTACCCAAGCTGTACCTGCGCGGCCATGACGTCGAAGAGTTCGTCGGCGTGGTTCGCCGCTACGGTGCCGGGCATGACGTACAGCAGCTGATCGACGCTGCAAGCCGGCCGCCAGAGGTGGCCAAGATCAACATTTCGAGGGCCTGCGGAACCTGTCTGCTCAAGTCTGCCTGACCCCTGACAGACCCACGACGGATGAAAACCTATGGCGGCCCTGAGCAACGAGGTGAAAGCCTTCATCGTTCAGGCCCTGGCCTGTTTCGATACCCCCTCGCAAGTCGCGGCAGCCGTCCGAGAAGAATTCGGCCTTGAGGTTACCCGGCAGAAGTGTGAGGCGCACGACCCGACCAAGCGTGCTGGGCGTGACCTGGCCAAGCGCTGGGTAACTCTGTTCGAAGACACTCGTAAGCGCTTCCGCGAGGAGACGGCTGAGATACCGATCGCCAACCGAGCGTTTCGGCTTCGTGTGCTGGGGCGGATGGCTGAGAAGGCCGAGAACATGAAGAACATGGCCCTGACGGCTCAGCTGCTGGAGCAGGCGGCCAAAGAGGTCGGCGATGTCTACGTGAACCGCCAGACCAAGAACGAGAATCCCCACGACAACGTGCCGCCCACCCGGGTGCAGGTTGATGTGGTGGATGCGAGGAAGCCTGATGCCGTCACTTAACGTGCCCCAGGCCAGCTTCCTTCGGATGGAGAACAAGTTCCGCGGCTTCGTCGCCGGGTTCGGCTCGGGCAAGACCTGGGTAGGCTGCGCGGCGCTGTGCAAGCACGTGTGGGAGTGGCCCCGAATCGACTCCGGCTACTTCGCCCCGACCTACCCGCAGATCCGCGACATCTTCTTCCCCACCATCGAGGAGGTCGCCTTCGACTGGGGCCTGAAGGTCAAGACGAAGGAGAGCGACAAGGAGGTCGAGTTCTACAGCGGCGGCCAGTACCGCAGCACGACCATCTGCCGCTCAATGGAGAAGCCGCAGACTATCGTGGGCTTCAAGATCGGGCACGCCCTGGTCGATGAGCTCGATGTGCTGCCCGCACTGAAGGCCGAACACGCCTGGCGCAAGATCATTGCCCGGATGCGCTACAACGAGCCAGGGCTGAAGAACGGCGTGGATGTGACCACGACCCCTGAGGGGTTCAAGTTCGTCTACCAGCAGTTCGTGAAGCAGCTTCGGGAGAAGCCGGCCCTGCAGGGCATGTACGGCCTGGTCCAGGCCAGCACGTTCGACAACGAGCTGAACCTACCGCCTGACTACATCCCGTCGCTGATGGAGTCGTACCCGGCCCAGTTGATCATGGCCTACCTGAACGGCCAGTTCGTCAACCTGAACTCCGGGTCGATCTACCACGCCTACGACAGGAAGCTGAATTCCTGCTTCGACACCGTAGAGCCTGGAGAACCCCTGTTCATTGGCATGGACTTCAACGTCGGCAAGATGGCGGCGATCGTTCATGTCAAACGGCCTGACGGAAAGCCCAGAGCGGTGGATGAGCTGATCGACGGCTTCGATACCCCGGACATGATCCGGCGCATCAAGGAGCGCTACTGGCGGCACAACGGCAGGGGCTACGAGAAGACCTGCGAGATCAGGATCTACCCCGACGCCTCGGGCGGGTCACGCAAGTCGGTGAACGCCAGCGAGACGGACATTGCCATCCTGCGCCAGGCCGGCTTCAGCGTCATAGCTCCCGATGCCAACCCGCCAGTGAAAGACCGCATCAACGCCATGAACGCGATGTTCTGCAACGCGAATGGCGAACGCCGCTACCTGGTCAACCCGCTGCGCTGCCCGACCTATGCGGACGGCCTGGAGCAGCAGGTATGGGCGGCCAACGGCGAGCCCGACAAGAAGTCCGGCGTGGACCACGCGAACGACGCGGGTGGCTACTTCATCCACCACGACTACCCGATCAGCAGGCCGGTTACCCACGTACCAATCACGTTCACTTTCTGAGGCCACCCATGCCGAACTTCATTCCCCGGGCAGAGTACTCGGAGGCCTTGCCCGGCTGGCAGCTGGTCAAGCGCTGCGTGGCCGGCGCCCGTGAGGTGCGCAAGCACGACGAATACCTGCCGATGCCGGACCCGGAGAACAAATCACCGGAGAACCTGGCGCGGTACAAGCAGTACAAGAAGCGAGCGATGTTCCTGAACATCACCGGGCGTACGCGTACCGGCCTGCTGGGCGCGGTGTTCCGCAAGACTGCGGAGCTGACCCTGCCCGCGGGCGTGGAGTACCTGAAGGAGAACGCCAGCGGCGACGGCACGAGCCTGGAGCAGCTTTCCAAGGATGCTGTAGGGGAATGCCTGGATGCTGGCCGTGGCGGCTTCCTCGTGGATTTCCCTGCGGTTGAGGGCGTGTCCTCGATGGCGGACATGCAGGGCCGGCGCGCCCTGATCCACCACTACGACGCCGAGTCGATCATCGACTGGGATGAGCAGGTGATCGATGGCGTGAAGCGTCTGGTCTATGTCTGTCTGCTCGAGCGCGTGTCTGCATTCAGCCCGGACAGCTTAGAGCGCACCACTGATACCCAGTACCGGGTGCTTCTGCTGATCGAAGGTAGGTATTTCCAGCGTGTCTACGCAAAGGATGGCAATACCTTCACGGAGTTCGCACCGCTCGACAAGAACGGCCGGGCCTTCGACCACATCCTGTTCAGCTTCTACGGCGCCCAGAACAACGACGCCAGCATCGACAAGTCGCCGCTGGAAGACCTGGCCGACGTAAACATCCTGCACTACGGCAACAGCGCCACAGTGGAAGAGAGCGGCTTCATCAGCAGCCAGCCCACGCTGTTCATCACCACCGACATCAGCGCGGACGATTTCGCCAAGCTTAACCCCAACGGTATCCACATCGGCTCTACCCGCGGGTTCAACCTCGGTAAGTCCGGTGACGCAAAGCTTGTCCAGGCGGACGAGAGCCAGCTCTCTCGCACGCTGATGAAGGACAAGGAAGAGCAGATGCTGATGATCGGCGCACGCATCGTCCAGAAGGCGGGCGGTGCCGAGACAGCAGAGGCCGTTCGTATTCGCTACAGCTCGGACAACAGCGTGCTGGGCACCATCGCCGGCAACGTGTCCGAGGCCCTGAAACGGGCCATCCTCGACGCCGAGCGCTTCATGATGGACGAGCCGGACGAGGACGGGACGGTCTTCTGGCTCAACCAGTCGTTCTTCGACGAGACGATGACCGCTCAGGACATCCTGGCCCAGGTCCAGCTCTGGCAGCAGGGCATCATCGCGAAGTCCGACCTGCGCACCAATCTGCGCCAGGGCGGTGTGATTGAGGCTGACCGCACCGACGAGCTCATCGACGATGAACTGGCCCAGCAGCCGCCGGTGACCGGCAACGACACCGGAGGCGGCGAGGATGAGCAGTGACGGCTACCTGTCAGACGCGGCGACTCGCCACCAGGTGCACGTGCAACGCTACGCCGGGGGAAGCCTCAAGCGCCTGGCCAAGTTCATCACGAAGGCCATTGGCACCGCCAAATCGCGCGTATCAGAGGGATTGAGCCGTTACGGCACCCAACGGTACGAGAAGCAAATTCAGGAGCTACAGGGCGAACTCGCTGGTGTCTACGGCGAGATGAAGCAGCAGGCAGTGCTCGACCTGACTGAGTTCGGCGGCTACGAGGCCGAGTTCAACCTGACCCTACTTGGCAAGGTCGTGAAAACGGTCGTGCAACTGAACAGGCCCAGCATCGAGCAGGTCGCCGCCGCAGTGCTGGCCGATCCGCTCGACTTGGAAGTCGGCAAGGGTCGGCAGCGCATCAGCATCAACGGCGCGCTCGACCAGTACGGCACCAAGAAGAGCGCCGAGATCATCAGCGAGATTCGCATGGGGTCGGCACTGGGCGAGACAACCGGCCAGATCAGTCGCCGGCTGACGTCACTGGGCGTCCAGCAGCGCGATCAAGCTCAGGCCCTGGTCAACACCATGACCAACCACATCGCCACCACGGCGCGGGTGGAAGTGCTCAAGGATAACGACGACATCCTCAAGGGGATGCGCCGGATCGCCACCTTGGACAGTCGAACCACGCTGTTCTGCATGAGCATCGACCAGACGATCATCCCACTGGATGGTCCGAAGCCGCCGTATCACTGGCGGTGCCGGACTACGGTAATCCCGGTGCTGAAAGACGAGTTCGCCAGGGAGATCCCCGGTTCGACCAGGCCAGCTATTGGCCCGAATGGCGTTGAGCAGGTGAGCAGCAAGACCAGCTACGGCGAATGGCTGGCGCGGCAGCCCGCGGCGTTCCAAAAGGATGTGCTGGGCCCAGCCCGCTATGAGTTGTTCAGCAAGGGCGAACTGACGCTGGACAAATTCGTAGATGACAACGGGAAGACCCTTACCCTGCAGCAACTGCGACAACGCGAAGCGGTTACTTTCAAGCAGCCGACTGGTGAGTTCACGGTGTATGACATTGGTTATCCGGTGGCAAAACCGGATGTATCCACGCCTGCGCGACGGACCGCAGTCGAGCTCGAAAATCGAATTCGTAGCGACGCGCTGGAAACGGGAGCGTTCATTGGTGACGACGGCTCGATTCTGCTTCAGCGTCAGGGTCAGCCTGATCGTGTCGGCTTCCCAGTGAGCGAGTTCGGCAAGCTGAAGGGAACGACCTTCACCCACAATCATCCGGGCAATAGCCCGTTCTCGATTGAGGATGTTGAGCTTGCATCCTACATTGGCCTGTATGAACTGCGGGCCGTCGGCCCGACCCTTCGCTATTCGATGGTTGCTGAAAAGGGATGGCCAAGTGGTGAGGTCGTCGACAAGCTGTCTGGCCAGGTCGAGCAAGAGGCCGTAAAACGCGTGTATGATTTGGTCAATCGAGGCGAGCTTGAACGCGAGCATACCCAGTCGGAAGCTGAACACCAGTTCTGGAGTATCCTGAGCGGCAGGGTGGGCTTGAAATACAGCCGGGAGAGATCATGACGACCAACAAAAAAAGCGCGCAGGATTTGATTCAAGAAGCCCGGCGTGAGCATCAGGCGAATCTTGCCCGAGGCGTTGGCGTTTTTGATGGCGGCAAAGCCTGGAAAGAACTCAGCAAGCAGATGGCAGATGCAGTATTGCAAAAGCTCGAAGACGACTTCGACAAACCCTGAGCTACAGACATCCATGAAAGCCCTGGCATCCGCCGGGGCTTTTTCGTTATGAGCTCCCCGCGCCACAAAAAGCTGCCTCGTTAAACGTGGCGCGCAAATCCAAGGCCTCGCCCAGTGCGGGGCTTTTTTATGCCCGCAGGCAGGGCCTGCACAAGTCTCTGGGAGACAGCAATGACCTTGAAATTCCAACTTGACAGCCTCGAAGGCGTCGATGAATCGGTAGCAGCCCTGTATGTCGAGAAGGACGGCAAGTTCGTCCTCGGCATCGATGGTCTGCCGCAGCAGGAGGATGTCACCGGCCTGAAGGCCAAAGTCCAAGAGCTGCTTGACGAAAAGAAGGCCGAAGCCGACAAGCGCAAGGCTGCCGAAGAACAGGCTCGCCTGGAGCGCGAGGAAGCCCTGCGCAAGTCTGGCAACGTCGAGGAGCTCGAAAAGTCCTGGTCCGAGAAATACAACCGCCGCGAAGCTGAGCTGACCGGCACCCTCGAAAGCGAGCGCGCCACCCTGCAAGGCCAGATCCGGGATCTGACCGTGGGCCGTACCGCCACCGAGATCGCGACTGCTCTGGCCGTGCCAGGCAGCGCCAAGGCATTGCTTCCCCACATCGAACGCCGGCTGAGCGTCGAGCAGCGCGACGGTAAACCAACCGTTGTCGTGCTGGACGCTGCCGGCAAGCTCTCGGCGGCAACGCTGGATGAGCTGAAAGCAGAATTCACCAACGATCCGGCCTTCGGCCCGCTGATCGCTGGTAGCAAGGCATCTGGCGGCGGGGCCGGCGGTGCTGGAAAAGGCGGCGGGGCCGCACAGAAACGCTCCGAAATGACCTCTGTCCAGAAGCGCGAATACATCGAAGCGCATGGGCAGGAGGCATACCTCAAATTGCCAAAATAGGAAGTAGCAGATGCCTACCACCCTCAACTCGGACATGATCATCTACAACGATCTTGCCCAAACCGCTTATCTGGAGCGTCTGCAGGACGTTCTGGAGGTGTTCAACGCCTCGTCGGGCGGTGCGCTGATCCTGCGTAACGAACTGATCGAGGGCGACCTGCGCAAGCGTTCGTTCTACAAGATCGGCGGCACGTTGGGCCACCGTAACGTCAACTCTGACGCCGCTGTAGCCGGCATCAAGATCGGCGCCGACGAAGCGGTCGGCGTGAAAACCCCGTGGAAGTACGGCCCGTACGAGACCACGGAGGAGGCCTTCAAGCGACGTGCGCGAAGCCCCGAAGAGTTCTCCATGCTGGTTGGCCAGGATATGGCCGACGCAGCCCTGGACTACTACATCCAGACTGCCTTCGCGGCTCTGGGCGCGGCTATCGGTGCTAACGCCAACATGGTCGCCACCGGCTCCTTCGCAGTCGATCACAAGAAGGTGCTGACCAAGGGCATGCGCAAGTTTGGCGATCGTTTCAATCGCATCGCGCTCTTCGCCATGGACTCCGCCACCTACTTCGATCTGGTTGACGACGCAATCGACCAGAAGATTTACGAAGAGGCGGGCGTGGTCATCTACGGCGGCTCGCCTGGCACCATGGGCAAACCGGTCCTCGTCTCTGACAAAGTCACCGAAGAGCGCATCTTCGGCCTGCAGGTGGGCGCTGTTTCGGTGACTGAGTCCCAAGCCCCGGGTGTGCGCTCGTATCCGGTAAACACCCAGGAAAACTTGGCGATCGGCTATCGCGCGGAAGGCGCTTTCAACGTCGACATCATGGGTTACTCCTGGAAGGACACCGCAGGCGTAAACCCGAACCTCGCAGCTCTCGGCGCCGGCGCGAACTGGCGTAAGCATGCGACCAGCGACAAGGCTACTGCCGGCGTCCTGATCGACTTGTCCGCGCCTTAATCGGCCACAGCAAAGGCGGGTCCAGCGGGCCTGCCTTGGAGATAATCCATGGAACTGATTTACACCACCCAGCGTGACGGCTTCGAGCAAGGCCGTACCTATCGCAACCCACGACACTTTGATCAGGCCGAACCAGGCGTCGAATCGGTTGTGGTGATCGGCGATTGGCCCAAGGTGGTCGATGCTTACGAAGCCGCTGGCGCTGATGTGTCAGTGGTTGAGGTACCGACACGCGTGGCTCTTGTCGAAGGTCCCGATCATGCAGCGCTCGATCGCGTGGTCACCGAGCTTGCATCCATCGGCGTGATCGTCGACTCCTTCGCCGCGCAGCGCCTGGAGCGCCCTGAAGGCGAGCTTGGCGAAACTGCTGGCCACCTATTCCAGGTGTTGGAAGCGGTCAACGCCGGTATCGCGAGCCTTCAGCGCGAGCGCGACGGTGAAGTCGAGAAGGCTAGAGTGCTGCAGAAGCAAGTGGACGACCTGCTGGCCCAAGCAGCCAAGCGGGAGCTTGAGACCGAAGAAAGCCGCGAGGCCAAAGAGGTCGCCGAGCTCAAGGCCACGCTGGACGCTGCGAACGTCACCTACCGCGCCAACGCCTCGAAAGAGACGTTGCAGAAGCAGGTCACTGAACTCGGCCAACAGTAATCCCGGGGCTGCGGCCCCACTCATTCAAGCGGAGGCCTGATGGCTACCTACATCACCGTGGCCGACGTGGACACCATTCTCGGGCCTGACTGGGCAGCTCCAGAGCTGAAGGACGAGGCGGTCTTCGAGGCGAATGCCTATCTGACCGCGCTCAACCTGGTCGGCATCGACATGGACAACATCCCTGACGACGTTAAGCAGGCCGGCGCCAGGCTGGCCAAATGCGCTTCGCAGGGGAGGCTGTACCAGCAGCAGACCGAGGGCTCGCTCGAGGCGAAGACCGTCAAGGCCGGATCGGTATCGACCAGCAAGACCTTCGGCTCGATCGACAAGACCTGCACTGTCGCCCAGCCAGCCTGTGTGCAGTTGGCACTGGCCCTGCTGACGCCATGGCGCAGCAATCCGTTCGCCTTTGCTGTGAAAAGGGGATAGCCATGGGGCTCCGCGACGATATCCAGGCAGACCTGGCTGAGGCCTTCGACGAAGACCTGGCCGACGCGGTATCGACGTTCACCGGTACCTACATGGGGCCCGGCGTCTGGGACCCGGTAAACGAGACCACCACGGCCCAGCCAGTGACCTACACCGGGCGCGGGGTGCTCGACAGCTACGACAGCCGGCGCATCGACGGCCTGAACATCCTGGTGGGCGACCTTCTGCTGATATGCCTGGCCAACGAAGTGACTGACAGGCCTGCCGTTGGGCACCAGATTACTGCCACCGACCTGATCACTGGCGAGCCAGTGACATACAGCATCATCAGCCCAGGCATTGACCCAGCCAAGGCGCACTACGAAATCCAGCTGAGGAAGTGACTATGGCCAAAGGCAAGGGCAATGGGTGGAGCACGCCCCCAAGCACATTTGCTGGGGTAGTGGAAGATGCGCTGACGCAGCGATCAAGGGCGATAGCCATGGCGATGCTTGGAGAGATCGTGTTGCGCTCGCCAGTTGGCAACCCTGATCTATGGGAGAGCCCGGCACCCCCAGGCTATACAGGCGGCAGATTCCGGGGAAGCCACATCGTCAGCATCGGAGCCCCCGTCTACACCCAGACGACAAAAATCGACAAGAACGGCGCCGAAACCACCGCCGAAGGGCAGCGGCAGCTTTCAGGCCTAGAGCCGTTCACCGTCATTTACGTTCAGACGAACTTGCCCTACGCCGGCAAGTTGGAGGACGGCCACTCGACCCAGGCGCCTGGTGGCGTCTATGCGGCGTCCTTCCATGGCGTCTCGCAGGCCTACTCATGACCTTCGAACAGATCCGGGCCATCGTCGCTGGCCGCATGACGCAGTGGGCGGGCATTCCCGCATCCGCTGTCGACTACCCGAACAACCCGCAGGGGCCGTTCGACCCGTCCGGGAAAACCATTTGGGCCAGGCTGGCGGACGTTCCAGGTCTGGCCAGCGCGCCGGAGGTCGGCATTGGCCCATGCGTGCGCCGGACCGGCATCATCATGATTCAGCTGTTCGTGCCGAGCTACAAGGGCACACTGGCCATCACCAAGGCCGCCGACACGCTGGTACAGCACTTCGAGTTTTACAGCGACCCGACCGGTCCGTTTGAGTGCTACACGGCCTCGGCCAATACGATCGGCGATGACGGCCACGGCTGGTACCAGGTAAACGTGTCGATCCCATACCGGGCCTACTAATCAGGAAGGTTAACTTTGATGTCCTTTAAGTGAAATCTGAAGGATGTCCAAATGTTGCTAACACCTAGCTTGTTTGCCGCATCTTGAGGTGATCTGTATTTATCAAGGGGGTCATTTTTGTCGTCGGGCCAGGTAGCAAAGGCTTTCACTATGATGGCAGAGACCGGGTCAATCCCGAGCTCCTGGTCACTGATCCTCCTGTAGTACTCAATTCCTCCTAGCCGTTTCGCAACTGGACTAAGGAGAAGGTAGAACTGATGTCGCCAGTGCTCCTCATGGCTCTCGCACTCCCTCATGGTGAAGTCGCTTGTTATGCGCTTTTTGGTGGCTTTGTATTCCTCGATCAATCTCGCTGAGGTAAGCCAGTTCAGTCTGTCTCTCGGTGGTTCTGCTGCCCTTTCGGATGGACCCCTTAGCGCCAGATATGCGCGTTCTAAAGTTGTTTTCGCGTGATTCATTAATCGCTCATCCTCCCTTGCTTGATTATCGGCCTCCTGCTCAAGTTTAGAGTTCTGGGCAGTTTTTTTGATCGTATAGAAAGCGCCAAAAGCAGATGCGGCAGCAGCAATAGCAGAGATAGCGCTCAGTGCAAACGATATGTAGGTAGCGGTTTCCGTTTCCATTTGTTGTATCCAATGTTGCCGCAAAATTATTGATGCTATCCGGGCCGGCATCGCGCATCAAATCGTTCACCGCCACATGGCGGTTTTTTTACGCCTATCGAAAGGAGAAACACCCCATGAGTAGCGGTGCAAAGCGCTCGACCGCGTGGATTCGCGAGATCACCCCGGGAATTACCCCGCCAGGCCCATGGAACGTGCTGACCCGCGTCAGCTTCGGCCTGGTGCCTACCTACAACACCGAAGAGAACAACGAGATCGGCGAGACTCGCATGTCGCAGGGCACTGCCCAGACGACCGTGGATGTCGGCGGCGATATCGAGACCAAGTTCCGCTACGGGGCTCTGGACGAGTTCCTGGCCTCCTGCTTCGGCGCGAACTGGTCCGGTAATACCCTGACCATGGGCAACGATCGCATTTCGTTCTCCATCGCTGCCTATGACGCGGACGTTGGTATCGCCGGCATCGCTCGCGGAGCCCAGGTTGACACGATCAACATCGAGGTCCCGAACGACAACGAGATCAGCGTCACCACCACGTTCATGGCCACCTCGTGGCAGGACAAGGCCGACAACACTTCCTTCATCGTCAGTCCTGCGCCCGAGGCCAACCAGCGGCGCTACGGCTTCAAGGATGTGACCGGGCTGAAGATCAACGGCGTGCAGCTGGGTGACGACAACGCGTGCGTTGACACCTTCAACCTGCAGTTCGCCAACAACTCGCAGACCCAGCGCTGCATCGGCAACGGCAACCCGTTTCCCGGGGCAGTGATCACAACGACGTTCGTTCCGTCCGGCTCGATCACCCTGAGTTGGTCCAAGACCGCCTACCAGTACTGGAAGGCGCAGCAGACCGGCGACTCGCTCAGCTTCGAGTTCACCCTGAGCAACGCAGACGGTGGCTACACCTTCCTCATCCCCGAGATGGAAGTCAGCGGCGATTGGCCGGACGGTGGCGCCACCGACATCGTTCAAGTCGAGTTGTCATACACCGCCCGCCGCGTGCCGCCGACCATCACCCGTCTGCCGGCGCCCGTCGTCATTGCTGCGGTGGAAGTAACCCCGGCCACCCTGAGCCTAGCGGTGGACGAAACTGCAGATCTCGAGGCCGTGGTCACCCCAGTTGGCGCAAGCCAGCTGGTTACCTGGACCTCTTCGGACCCGGCCATCGCAAGCGTGAGCGCCACCGGCCTGGTAACCGGCCTGGCTGCCGGCACCGCCACCATCACCGCGACCAGCGCCGCAGACGGCACCAAGACCGACACCTGTGCTGTCACCGTCACCGCTTAACCCTTTGCCCGGCGCGCCCTGCGGTGTGTGTCGGGCCTTTTACCGCAGAGGAATACCATGGCTATCGTCATTTCCCAGGCTCCAAAGTTGGACCTTGAAGGCACGCGGTGGGTGGATATCGCCCCGGGCGTGAGGATCAAGGTCGGATCGGCGGGTAATCCGAAGTTCAAGTCTCACCACGCCCTGATCCAGCGGCATCAGGCGATTGTGGACTCTCGCTACGGCGTGGGCACCGAAGGTTTCGACCCGGTGAACGCTGAGATCCCAGACATCGAAAGCATGGATGACATGCTGGTCGACCTGGTGTGCAAGCACATCATCCTTGGCTGGGAGGGCGTGGAAGAGGCCGAGCAGCCAGGCGTTGATATCGAGTACACGCAAGAGCGCGGCAAGCTTCTCATCGCACAGCGCCCGGATGTCTATTTCACCGCTCTGCAAGTGGCCACCGACATCGCCACGCGGGCCGAGGAGCGGGCCAAGGAGACGGCAAAAAAGCCGTAGAGGCATATCGCTGGTCGCGTGATTGGTCTGGCCAGGAGAATGAGAAAAAGCGCTGGAAGCACGAGCGCTTAGGGCTGAAGGCTCAGGATCCGCCGGAGATCGACAACGTGGTGACCGAGGTCCTTGAAGCTTACGCCGCCATCAGCAGGTCTCGACAGTATGTGGGCGTGATCGGAGCGCCGGCTCCTATAGCGCTAACCCCCATCAACGAGTATTTCGACCGCAAGCCATCAGCGATATGCCGCGAAGAGATTGATGCAGCGATCTTCGCCCTGGACGACGAGTTCCGCAGGCACTGGGCCGAGCAGCAGGAAAAAGAGCGGCCGAAGGATGCGCGCCGGAAAAAATGAGTAGTTCGGCGCGCGGGCGGCGCTACCTGGTTGGCGCCGCCGCAGTGCAGCCACTAAGGCTTTCAGCCCGGGAGATCACCGACTGGCTTGAGGTTCACCCGCTACCACTGCCCAGGCGCCTTGTCGACGAGGTGATATTCGCCTTGGATGAGGCCGCGCTGGCGGAAGAGGACGAAAATTAGGAGATGAGCATGCAAAATCTGGAAGAAATGGAAGAGCAGCCTGATGGTAAACCGGTAAAGACGCTTGAGGAGTTGAAGAAGCTCGCGAGTGATGAGGCCGACCTATTAGAGCGCCGGCTCACGCGCCTCGAAGAAGCGCTCGGATTGAATCCGATTATCTAGCGGATTTAGCCTCGTCGCACAGCTGCTTGATCAGAACCTTGTTAGCTCTGGCTTCGCCGCTCCAGCGCATACCGCTTGCTGCCGCCAGTGCCGTGTCGAGGACTGCATCAACGCCGCTATCCCCTGACGACTGATGCACAGCCTTGAGCAGTCCTCGAGTCAAGCAGGCCATAGTCTCAACGGTGTTAGCTAGCTCTTGAATGTACTTCTGCTGTTGCTCAATGAAGCGATGCATCTCTTGTTCGTAGCTCATGCGACCTCCTGGTCAATGTTGCCCCGGTCCATGGGCTTGCCGGCAACGGACCGGGGCGGTTTGTTACCGGCCTGAACCAGTAGTTTGGGTTTTAACGATCAGCTCCCACCAAATGTCAACTTTTGGGTCTGCATGCTGGTGTTTGTTTTGGGGTGGGAAGGGGTCACCTTTGTTCGAGGTAATTTCGTCGCCGCAGCCTCTGCAGCGGTATATGCCAGAAACGGGCACTATCGCGCCGACCCCGTACATCTTCTTCCAATGATCCGCATTGGGCTCTGTAGTTTCGCTTAAGTATTTCTTTGTGTCCGAAGCGTATTGGGCCATGTCTAACCCTCCTTGCGATGTGGAGGCACAACGCTACTACGGCACCCGCATGGCGGGTTACTGGCTTTCCGTCCAGGGTGGATGGGCGGACAGGGTGGTCAGGTGATCAGCTTTCAGCGATGATGGCTCATTGCCTTCCTCAAGGAGTCGAGCTATGGCGCTACGTTTTCGAAAAAGCATCAAGATCGCCCCCGGCGTACGAATCAACCTTAGCAAGAGTGGCGTTAGCACCTCGCTCGGCGTCAAAGGGGCAACTGTCAATCTCAGCAAACGCGGTACTCGCGTTACGACAGGAATACCAGGAACTGGCATTTCAAGCTCAACGCTTTACAAGGCCAAGCAAAGCCGAGCGAGCTCGAGTGGAGGGCCCAGGGAGTACTCGACGGGTGAGTGGGTGCTTGCATGGATAATTGGAGAGATTCTTGCGATTGTGGGTTGGCTGAGGCTGGATGGTGGAGTGAGCATCCTTTGCTTGGTGATAGCGCTTTTGATCCCCGTGAGCTTGTTTCTCTATTACCGTCCCAAGCGCAGTAGTTGGTAGGTCAAAGTGACCGGCTCAGCCCCGCGCTGGGCTTTTTGTGACTAGCTCTGGCCTGCGCCTAGCTGTCGCCGTGCTACGAGATGGCTTGGTCGAGGCTGTTCTCTCGCTCCGCTTCAGTGTCCTGCGCGTCGAACATCGCAGCTATGGTCTCGGTGTGCTTTTTCTGAGTGGTCGAGTAAAGCATGCATCGGTTTAAGAGAAGTCTTTTCATGCTTCGGACCGAGGCGAGGTGACTGGGTTCTACCTCCAGTATATCAACTCGACTATTGCGCGAGCAGGTCACCTCAATCGTGTAGCTCGCGATCGTGCCGTCGACGCGCTCAGTGTGGCCAAGGCATTTAAAGGTGAGTGTAGGTTCGCGTTCAGAGTGCCTGGTGGCTGCGCGCAGAAGTCTAGCTAAGCTCCAGCAAGCGCCTATGTCTCAGCATTCTCCACAACCCTTTGCACCTGCCGCTGTATTTCTGCTCCATGCGCGATTTCAGCTTTGCGCAACTCGTAGGCAGACTGGAGGTTCGTCCAGAATTGGGGGGTGGTGTCAAAACAGGTTGCGAGGCGCAATGCTACGTCAGCGGTGATGCCGCGCTTCTCGTTCACAATGTCCAATACAGTGGGAGGGGAAACGTGAAGTTTCCGAGCAACCTCTGTCGGAGTGAGATCCAGTGGATGGAGGAACTCTTCCTTTAGGATCTCGCCCGGGTGGACCGGGCGCATGCCGTTAGTAAACACAAGTCACCTCAGTGGTAGTCTACAATTTCAACGTTTTCAGGCCCCTGAGCATCCCAGGTAAAGCAAATTCGGTACTGATCATTTATTCGGATGCTGTATTGACCTTGCCGGTTCCCTTGTAGTGCTTCCAGGCGATTCCCGGGAGGTGCCCTGAGGTCCTTCAGGGCGACCGCCTCATTCAACATCGTCAGCTTTCGTTGAGCGACAGACAGAATTGGCGCCCATCTGCGAGAGGCGCCAGTCGTGAACAGCGTCTGCGTTTCTTGGCAACGGAAGCTGATAATCATCGTTAACGCTTAACGTGGGTCGTTAATGACGATTGTAGAGCGCCTGACCGCGGCGTTCGTGATTCCCGATGAACGGATGGGTCAGACCGGCGCTTGGCCGGGCTTGGGGTTACTCGTCCTTATCTGCCTTTCGGCTTTCTTCGATCTGTCGCTTAAGGCTGGCGGCGAATTCGGGGCTCTCTTTGAGCATTCGGAGGCCCCAGGCGAGGGTTTCAGACAGGACTTCGCCCAAGGACTTGCCTGATGCGCGGGCTGCTTTTTGCATCTGGTCGAAGGTTTCGCGGTCTATCGTGATCGGCATTTTATCGCCGTCAGGACTCTCTAGGACGACTGGAACCTCGTCTTGAAGCTCCTCCACCGGCACGCAAAGTGCTTCGGCCAGTTTTCTCAGCACAGTCTTACGAGGCTTTGCCTGGCCAGCCTCATACCTTGAAATCTGTGAGGGAGACACACCACTGGCGTCTCCCAGTTCCTGCTGCGTGAGGTTTCTCTCGCCGCGCAGGTAGATGAGTTTTGTTGCGAAATCGTCAGACATGGCGCGCCCTATGTACGTCTCTAGAAGCATACATCAAACGCACAAAAAGCAAAAAATGTTTGACAAGGCAATCAAAGGCATTAAACTCACAAAACGCAAGAAAAGGAGCCAGGTATGGGTACCAAGAAGATAACCACCGCAGTGAGAATGCTGTGCGATATGCGACAAAAGCTGGAGCAGCGCGCGGAGATTAATGGGCGAAGCTTGAGCGGAGAGATTGTCTTCCGGCTCAGAAAATCACTCGAGCAGGAGATGCAGGATGAGAAAAAGCAGCGGGCATGAAAAAGCCCCAGTGCTGGCAGGCGCTGAGGCTTTGGATAACGTCAATCGGTCTAGGAAAAACGTCGAGATGAATAATAGCACAACAATTACGCCGGACAACCTCCCGCGCATTCGCTTTACCGGGCTGCCGGTCATTACCACTGCGGCACTCGCTAGCGTGTACCGAGCCAAGCCCAAAAACATCCAGGACAATTTCCAGAACAACGCAGACCGATTTGAAGCCGGGAAGCACTTTTTCAAGCTGGAAGGCGCGGATCTCAAGGCTTTCAAGAACAGCCCCGATAATATCGGGTCTGTTGATAAGCAGGCGCGTAGCCTCATCCTCTGGACTGAGCGTGGTGCTGCTCGTCATGCCAAGATGCTGGACACCGACGAAGCCTGGGAGGTGTTCGAGAAGCTGGAAGACAGCTACTTCCAGATTAAGGGGCAAGGTGGAAGCTCCTTCCCTGTACCTGTTCAGACTCTCATGGGAACGGTAATAGGTAGTGACGGCGAGCACGTTCTGGATCAGGTCATCGATCAGAAGGCCAACGCTCTCCCGGTCGCACTGCGCCGTAGCTTCAAACACACCATGAAGAGCCGGCTGCGCACCCGCTTCAGCGTTCAGAAGACCGCACTGATTCCGGCGGAAGAACTGGCCAATGCCTGTAACTTCGTCGCTGCCTACGTTTTCGAGGGCGAGCACCTGCCTAAGCGTGAGCCTGTTCAGATCGCCGGCGAGCCACACAAGCGCTACTTGCTGGCTTTCGACCACAAAGGCCAGCAGAGCATTGAGGAAATATCAGAAGGCGCATTCATCCTGTCCAAGCGCGAGTTGATGGAGGGCATGGTTGCTACTCCTGGCGATATTCCTGTCTCGATTCCCGAAATGTTCCAGTTCTTGATGGCGGCTGTCGTGAACCTGAAAAGCCGATACGAGTACATGACCCGGAGGGCCGGGAAATGAGCATGGAGCTGTTAACTCTGAGTATCAAGGGCACTTCGCCGCTGATGATGCACAGCGACAAGCTGGCAAACCCGCTGCACCCGGCTACGAAGGCTCACAAGGAGCTGACCGCCAAGCGCAAGAAAACTGATGATGATCACTTGGCCATTGCTCGGTCTGAGTTCATCGCCGGTGCCTATTTTGATTCATCGTCCGGGTTCTTCATCCCTGGCGCGAACTTCGACGCGACATTCCTTGCAGGCGCCAAGCTGCAGAAGCTGGGGACGCACTGGAAGCGCGGAGCCTTGGTAATGACTGACAAGGCTGAGCTTGAATTCGCCGGCCCATCGACGCCGGAGTCGCTTTGGGATGATCAGCGTTTCGTCGACTGCCGCGGAGTGAAGGTCGGCCAGGCCAAGATCATGCGGTACCGGCCGATCTTTCTCGACTGGGCATGCCAGCTTGAGGTGGCGATCAATGCCGATGTGCTTGACCTTCAGGAGGTGAAGAAGGCCATCGAGGACTCCGGCAAGCTGATCGGTGTCTGCGAGTATCGCCCACGGTTCGGTCGTTTCAAGGTGGTCTATGTCTGAGCTCACCAAATATCCCGGTCACAAGCAGGCGGTCGAGGACTTCCTCAAGGAGTTCAAGTACGGCGACCTTGTGGGGCACGACTGGCTTGAGGCGCGGTTCGGCATGCCCTCCATGGGTGACTCCAAGTCGCTCACGGTCGAGCAGTTCCGCGATCGGCAGTTCGAATGGCTGGCAAACGTCGAGGCGTTCAAGGCCGAGTTGCTGCGCGATCACCAGGTCTGCCTGCAGTCAGTACGAGGGCGCGGTTATCGCTGGGTGCCACCGCATGAGCAGACGGGGGTGGCCATGGAAGAGCTTGGGCGCAACGTTCGCAAGGTGTTCCGCAGCACTGGGCAGAAGCTGAGAAATCTGCGCATCACTGAGCTGACCGACGATCAGCGACGAGATAACCTGGATCAGGTGGCGAAGTTCTCCGCGCTGCGCGGGATGGCGACGAAGGCCCTGCGCTGAGTAGCGTCATGCCCTTTCTATGAGAGGGCATTGCGGTGCGAAAGCATCATGCGGCTAGGTTCGCAAGGGTCCGGCGCGATATGGCGTGACAAGGTGTGGCATGGGCTGAAAACAGCGTAATGCTCCTTCGTCGAGGGGGTATTGCGGTGGCGTAAGCCGCCAATTGAGCTGGGGCGTGACAAGGCGTGCCGTGGTTGGCCATGGTATGGCTTGGTCCGGCGTGGGCCGTAAACGGCATCGAGAGGGCACCTTTGGGTGTCCTTTCTTTTTTTCACCCTGTATTCGCGGGGTTTTGGCGCTTCCTGCTGATGGTGGTAGATTGCTGCCATCAACTCGGGAGTGGCAAAAAATGGCTCAAAGCAGGGATGATCTGAATAGCCTAGCAAGGACTGTTGCTGCACATTTCATGGCTGAACTGGAGCATGCGGCCAAAAGCGGTGAGGATATTCAGGCTCTCCTGCTCAAGCATGAGGAGTCTCAGAAAAACCTCATGCAAGGATGGCCAGATGAGGACGTAGTTATCTTCACTGACGCGTATGTTGCAGAACTCGAAGCGAAGTCGAATAGCTCTCTGCAGGAATCCCCCCATCAGAATGATCATCATGAGGGAAGCAGTCGCCAGGAAAGGACTCTGGATAGGCAGGCTGTGCGGAGATACGTCAAGACAGATAGCGACGAACTGCTGGCGGCCGCAGCAAGAGGCGAGAATATTCATCAGATCGCTCTTGATCAGCAGGATAGGTTCAACGAACAGTTGAAAAACCTGCCTCCAGATGAGGCGCTTGCCCTCCAGGCCATGTATGCGGAAGAGCTTAATGCAAACACCCTTCACATGAGCGCTGAGGCTGATAGATTAAACAGGCAGGCAGATGATCTAAATCAGAGGGCTGCCGCAGAAACTGAAAAGAACGAGGCTATCGGCAAGGCACTTGGAGCTATCGCCTTTTGCGTGGTGTTCGTCCTGATTTTGATGGCGCTGAGGAAATAAGCGCCTCAAGAGAATGAAAATTAACTAAACCGGCAATGGCCGGTTTTTTTTCGCCCGGAGAAAGGCATGACCCAGGAATCAAGACTCGCGATAGTCATCGACTCGCGTGGTGCAAAGAAGCAGGTCGACCAGTTGCGATCTGGCCTGGGAAATCTGCAGGCGGCTGGCGACGATGCTGCCGAAAGCACCAGAGGAGTAGGTGATGCCGCTAGAGCGGCTGGCAGTGCCCTTGCTGCTCTTGGCGTCGGCGCAGTGACGCGAGAGGTTCTGCGCCTAACCGATTCCTTCAAGTCCATGCAGGGCTCGCTGGCCCTTGTTAGCACGTCGACTACGAACGCTAATGAGTCGTTCCAGAAACTGCTGGCGATGGCCAACAACACCGGAAGCTCGCTGGAGGCCACTGTATCGCTGTATACGCGCCTGGCTAACGCTACGCGCGGCGCAGGATTCACCCAGGAGCAACTGTTAAACGTCACAGACGCGCTCAACAAGGCGTTCGTGATCTCTGGCGCGACGATGCAAGAGGCGTCGAACGCCGCCATTCAGCTGTCCCAAGGGTTGGCATCCGGCACCCTGCGCGGTGAAGAGCTGAACTCTGTCATGGAGCAAGGGCCTCGCATTACCAGGGCCTTGGCGGATTATCTCGGCGTCACAAACGGCGAAATTCGCCAGATGGCAGCTGACGGCAAGATCACATCCGATGTGGTTACGAACGCGCTTCTGCAATCGCTGTCGTCACTGAACAGTGAATTGGACAAGATGCCGCGCCGCTTCGAGCAGGCGTCTGTCGCGCTGAAGAACAACTTCTTGGCCGCTATCGGACAGATCAACGTAGACCCGGTTGTTAGCTCGGTAGATGCCCTGGCCAGTTCGCTCGCCAAGCCTGAAGTGGTCATGGGTATCCAGAGCATTGCCAATGCTCTTGGTAGCCTGGTGGCGGTCGGCGGCGATGGCCTCAAGGCAGTAGCGGAAAACACCGATGTACTCATGGCCATCACTGGCGCCTACGCAGCCAAGGTCGGAACTGGGCTGGTGGTTTCGCTTGCGGCTGCTACTAAGGCTCGCTATGCCGATTTGGCGGCGAGTCAGCAGCAGGTAGTCGCTGAGAGGCAGGCAGAAGTGGCGGCCACGGCAGCTACGGCGCAAGCCTCTCGGAAGGCCGTGGCCGAACAAGCCGCTGCAGTTTCAATCACTCAGCGTTCGATGGCCGAGACCGCAGCGGCGAGAGCGGCCCAGGCAAATACCGTTGCCCAGCTGCAAGCAGTGCAGCAGCAGCTGGCAGCTGATCGCGCGCTTGAGGCGCAGCGCCTCCAAGCGCAGATCAACGATGTTGGTCGCCAGCAGTCGTTGACCCGACTTGCTGAGATCAGAAGGGCCGAGGCCGCAGTAACATTGCAGCAGGCAGCAGCGGAGCGCGCCCTTGGGCAGATGGCAGGGCAAGAGGTCATCATTCAGAGCCAGCTTGCGGCAGGCCAGGCCCGGCTAACGACTCTGCGCGAGGCTGACACGGCTGCTGTCGTGGCGCAAAACGCCGCACAGGTTCGCCTGAACACCGCGCAATCGCTTGGCGCGCGGGCCTCGGCTGGGCTGATGGCATTGGCCGGAGGGCCTATAGGCCTGCTCACCACTGCGCTGACCGTGGCTGCAGGTGCCGTCATCTACTTTTCGTCGAGCACAGACAGCGCCACTCAGTCGCTGATTGACCAGAACCTGACGCTTGACGATTCCATCGTTAAATACCGGCAGCTCAGTGCCGAGCAGCAGCGCTTTCAGTCGGCCAAATGGATGGAGGCCCAGCGTGACGCGGCTAAGGACGCCAGTAGCGCGCTCAGCGAGTATTTCACCCGGGCGTTCGATGGCCTGAACTCGCTAGGCGTCAGTGGAGTCGAGTCGGCCGACACCTTCAAGCGCATGTTTGAAGAGGTCAGGAACGGACAGCGATCGCTGGACTCGCTGACCGGATGGCTGACCAGCAACACCCAGATTTCCAGCGTGTACCGCGACGAACTGGTCAGGATCGGCGCCGAATACTCCGCCAGCAGCCAGAAGGCTGACGACTACGCCCGCTTGCTTGACCGCAGCAAGACCGCAACTGATGGTGCTACCAGTTCAGCCAAGTCCCAGGCGAGCGCGCAGCAGGCCTCGGCTGCGGCAGTCGGTGGTGGCGAGCAGGCCTGGGAAAAGTACATTTCCCAGCTGACGCAAACCCGTGACCTCATTGGCGCAAATACTGCCCAAGAGGCTGCATATACGGCTGCGAAGGCTGGATTCAACAGCCAGCAGGTCGAATATGCGCGCCTGATCGGAGAACAAACCGACCTCCTCAAGAAGTACGAGGAGGCAGTCAAGGACGGCAAGAAGGAAGACCAGGAAAGGCTGCGGGTTCAGCTCACAGCTTCGATCACTGCGTCCGAAGCCATTAAGTCGCAAATGGAGAGCCAAGGGCGCTCCATGAAGACCATGGCTGAGAACGCCGAGTCCAGCGCCAAGCGCCAGGTTGATGCGATTCAAACCGTTATCGACCAGACAGTGCGCTACGCCAAGGGGCTTTCGCTGGTCGAGAAATACGAGCCTAAGCAAACTCTGCAGGGGGCTAGCCTTCTGACCTTTGGCCAGCAGCAGCCGACCTCGCAACCGAAGTCATCGCCGAAAACCAAGACGGTTGCGGAGATGGTTCAGGAAGTACTGGATCAGATTGACGGAAACACCACTGCGAAGCCCGGAAACACTGGATCTCCGAAAGGGCAGAAGGGGTTATCGAGCAAGCTGAACGAAGCCCAGACCGCTTTCGACAACCTGTATAAGGCGGCCCAGCCGGCCAAGTTCGCGCTGCAAGAGTATGTCGAGCGCCAATCTCAGCTTGAGCTTCTGCTGTCGAAAGGGAAGATCACTCAGCAGCAGTACAATGAAGCGCTGGCCCAGTCCTCGCTGAACTACGCCGCCGCCATAAAGGGAGCCCAAGGCCTCACTCAGGCCGAGCAGTACCGGGCACAGCTTGAGCGGCAGCTTTCAGGCCAGCAGAGCGAGTACAGCATTGCTGCAGCCGGTGTCGGCATGGGCGACCAGCAGACGCAACGACTGCAGCAGCGCGTACAGCTTGAGCAGCAGACCAACGACCGCATCCTGCAGCTGCGCACCGAACTGGCGAACGCCACGACGGAGAAGCAGCGGCAGGACTTGCAGGCGCAGATCGACCTGACGAACGAGTTCCTGCCTCAGCAGCTTGCAGCGATGCAGGCTGGCTGGGCGCAGATCGACCAGGCCATGCTCAACCCGATCAACGGGTGGACGGCTGCCGTGCAGAACTTCGGCAACCAGGCGCGCGACATTGCTGGGCAAACGCAGTCGATCTTCTCCAGCGCATTCAACACCATCTCGACCGATATCACCGACGCGATCATGAGCGGGCAGCTGTCCATGAGCACGCTTGGCGATATCGCTTCGAACGTGGTGCGCGAGATCATCGCCGGTTTCGTGAAGATGGGCGTGCAGATGGCACTGAATGCTGCGCTGAACGCCACTCTCGGCACAGCCGCGGCCGGCCAGAGCATGATCCTGGCGGGTACCACGGCCACGGCCTGGGCACCGGCGGCGGCGATGGCATCCCTTGCAACGCTGGGCGCCAACTCCGTTCCTGCAGCGGCCGCGCTGACCTCGACCACGGCTCTGGCGTCAAGCCTGGCCGTGATCCCGGGCTTCGCCACCGGTGGCTATGTGTCCGGCGCCGGTACCGGCACCTCCGACAGCATCATGGCCCGCCTGAGCGACGGCGAGTTCGTGGTGAATGCCGCGGCGACCAAGCGTAACCGGGTGCTGCTCGAGGCGATCAACTCGAACGAGCGGGTATCGGTGGCTGGTGGTGGCGGCTCGGTTGTTTCGACTCAATCGTCTGGCAGCACCCAGGCGCCCGTGGTCGCCCAGCCAAGCGTCACCGTGAACCTGATCGAAGACCGGTCCCGTGCCGGCACTGTTGATCAGCGCACCGGTGAAGACGGCCAGCTGCAGATCGACGCCTTCGTGGCTGATATCTGGGGCGGGGGCGAGCGTGCGCAGGCAATCGAAGCGGCCTACGGGCTCTCGCGCAACCCAACGTAGGTAGATCCCATGACCACCGAAACCGACGAGGCCGACAGCGGGGCGGGCGCAACTGTGCCCGAGCCCGTTGTGCCGCCAGATGAGAAAGAGCTTCTTCTCCAAAGGCGGCTCGCTCGCATCGAGGAGGCGCTGGGCCTCAGCCCGCTCACCTAAACGCAAACCTCAGCTGAGGAACGGCAATGATTCAATACCCGGCAGAATTGCCACTTCCGCTGCAGGAGGGGTATGGCCTGAGCACGGTTGATCCGATGCGGGCTACGCCGATGGTCACCGGGCGCGCGCGGTACCGGATCACCACCCGGAAGCCTCCAACGTCCGCACGGTTCACCTTCAACTTCAGCGAGCAGGAAGCGGCCCTTTTCGAGGGCTGGCACACCTGGGCGCTGAATCTCGGTTTTGAATGGTTCGAGATGCCGCTGCAGACGCCTCTTGGCCTGCAGGTGCACTTGGTGCACTTCAAGGGCATGTACACCGGCGGGGAGCTGGCTCAGGTAAAGCGGTGGCGATTCTCCGCTGAGCTCGAGTTCAAAGTCCGCCCGGTATACACCGAGGATCAGTACCTCGGTGCTGCGATGGGCATGCCGCTCGACCAGTTCAACACGCAGCTGTCCGGCAGCTTGGACAAGTGGTACACGAGGTACTTCGGATGAGCCTGATCGAGGAGTGCTATGCATCGGGAAGGGGCGAACTGGTCGACACCATCGAGGCGCGCAAGGAGGGCGGCACCGTCTCCCACCTGTACTGCTCTGGCTGGGAAGACCGGGTGTGCACCACCGAGGATGGCCGCACGCTGACCTTCATCGCGATGGCGATGGACTTGGGTCTGCCAAAGAACGACAACAGTGCGTTCCAGAACATCGTGCTAGGCCTGGATAACACGACAGGTGAAGTGCAGGAGGTCGTTGAGGAGGCCAAAGCGGCCGACGAGCGCTTCATCATCACCTTCCGACGCTACCTAGCTGAAGACCTGTCGTTCCCGCAAGAGCGGTACCGCATGACGATGCTCAGTCGAGAATATGAGGATGGCGTGGCCAAGCTCACCTGCGGGCTGATGGATCTTCTGAACACCAACGGTCTGCGAACCGTCCTGACCACCATCGTGGCACCTGGCCTGAAGTACGTCTGATCATGATCGAGAAATTCATGCGCGCCCCGTATCGCGAGGGTGCACGGGGGCCTATTGCCTTCGATTGCTGGGGGCTCTGCATCGCCGTGCGCCATGAGGTGTTCGGCCTGCCCCTGCTGCCCAGCCTGGGTGCCGTTGGCAAGAGCAAGCCAAAGGCCAATACCGCCGCCTACCACGAACTTCGCCAGGGCATGGAGGAGTGCGCCCCAGAGCCAGGCGCCATTGCCGCCGTGTTCCGTGGCGCGCTGTGCCTGCACGTAGGTGTGGTGGTGGAAAGCGAAGGGCGCCTGAAGGTGCTGGACACAAACCCCGGCGGCGCCTGCCTCCGGACAACCGGCGGGTTCGAAGCCGCTCATCCCAAGGTGGTCTATTACCGTGATCGAGTTCTACCCGAACAAGCTGAGTGATACGGCGCCGCTCGGCACCTGGAAGACCGACCGCCGTATGACGATCGAGGAGTGGCTGAAGAGCCAGGCCCAGTCGTACGAGCGCCGGAAAAGCCCACCATTCAGCGTGGTGCTGAACGACGAGATCATCGACCAGCACCTATGGCACAAGGTGAAGTTCAAGCCGTCCGACCTGCTGCAGATCTACCGAGAGCCAAAAGGTCTTGAACAGGCTTTCATGGCGGTTACCCTATTCGCAGGGGTTAAGGCGGTCTCCAAGCTGCTCATGCCCAAGATGCCAGGCATGCCATCCAGCGCAGGCACCCAGCAGGGCGACCCCTTGACCGAGGCCAGTGCCAAAGGCAACAAGGTCAAGCTCGGCGACCCGGTGCGCCAGATCGCAGGCCACCAGCGCGTCTATCCGTCGTACCTGGCCCAGCCGCGCCGAGCATTCCTGGCGCCGCGGGACCAGCGCGTGGAAATGCTGCTGTACATCGGCGAAGGTGAGTACGACGTGCCGCTGGCCAAGGTCAAGGTTGGGGAAACCCCGCTGATCTCCTTGGGCGCGGATGCTACGTTCACCATCTATCCGCCAGGCGCCGACCTGTCTGCCGATCCGGCGCATATCAACTGGTTTAACGCGCCAGAGGTGGGGGCAAGCTCAAGCGGCTCTGCCGGCCTGGAACTGACCATGGCCACCGACCTGACCAGGTCGGCCACGGCTTCGGCGTACCAGTTCGTGGGCGGCACGATCAGCGTGCCGGCCGGCTCCGGCCAGTTCCCGGCTGACTGGTCGAACGGGATCATCATCCGCGTACTCGCGCCCTACACCTACACCGTCATTGACGGCGGAGCAGGGCGTGACATCGTGCGTGGGCCGCTGGAGATGCTGAACCCAACGCCGGGCATGCTGATCGAGGTGGCGGGGGCAAACGCGGGGCTGTACGTCGTGCACAGCTACACGCCATACAGCCCGGCCGTTCCGGCCAATCCTGGCACCGCTTCGACTCTCACCGGGTCCGCTGCACCAACCCGGTATGATTTCGACGTCACCCCACTGAGCTTCACCCTGCTCCGTGGGGCTACCAGCTACCCGATCACGCTGAACACCGCGACCACCAACCTGTCCGGGCTGGTATCGGCGCTCAACACGCAGTTCAGCGGTAAGCCGTTCCAGGCGCAAGTGAGCGGCAGCGTGCTTCGCATTGTCGAACTGACGCCATTCGCCGGCCAGGCCATCACCGCTACCAGTGCTTCCACCATCCTGGGGTCGTCGCCAGGTGGCGCCACTGGCACGGCCACCACCAGTGCTATCCCCGAGCAGCCGGCCGAGATGACCCTGGACTATGACGGTGGATCCCCGGTGGTGGGCCTGGCACTGGGTCAGGGCCTGGCAACCATCGGCCCGCGGGGGCTTCGGTACCGGATCACGGCCTTCAGCACGAGCCTGCTCGAGGTGGAACGCCTGACTGCATCCGGCTCTACCGATACCGGCTGGCCAGGCTTCAACGCCATGCAGACGGTCAACGGCCTGATCACGCTGGACGCATCTAACCTGCAGGGTGGCTACCGCGGCCCGTTCGCCTGTTGCCCGGACAACGAAAAGGTAGTCGAACTGGAATGGTCGGTCACTTACGCCAATGGCCTGTGCGGCATTGGCCGGGAAGGGCAGATCTACGAGATTCCGACCTACTACGCATTCGAGTATCGGGACATGGATCTGGCCGGAGCCTGGACCGTCATTGAACTGATGAAGACGGGCGGCTCGCTGGATGCCCAGGGCTTCACCGACCGCGTGACGCTGCCATACCCGATGCGGGCAGAGGCCAGGGTTCGCAAGCTGTACAAGGACCGCCCGGGGCGAATCAACGACGAGGCCCGCGACGACGCCACATGGACTGATCTGCGCGGGCGCATGCAGAACTCGCCAACCAGCTATCCGATGACGGTCATCACTTGCAACATCCGCGGGGGTGACCGGTTATCCGCGCAATCGGAGAGCCAGGTAAGCGGTGAGGCAACTCGCATCCTGCCTCTTATGGAGGGCGGAACTGGGCCAACACGCGACATCGTGCCTTGGTGCATTTACCAGCTGAAACAGCGCGGATACACGGACGACGACCTGGACCTGCCTGAGTGGCAGGCCTTCCACGAGGTCTGTGTGGCCCGTGGCGACACCTACGACGAGACGTTGGACGCGACGATCACCTTGAAGGACATGGTGAACAACGCCCTGGCGTGCGGGTTCGGCGAGCTGGTGACGTTCCGTGGCCTGCTACGGCCTGTGCGGGACAGCGTCCGGGCTGCGTTCGATGTCACCTACGGGCCAAAGACGCAGACCTACTCGCCCCAGAACATGACCAAGATGCTCAAGATCAGCGGCGCCATGCCGTCGATCAACGACTTCGACGGCGTGGATGTGGAGTACTTCTCGCGCACCACCTGGGCGTGGGAAACGGTCGAGTGCCGCTGGCCAGGCGACCTGGGCAACAAGGTCGAGAAGATCAAGATGCCCGGAATCAGCGACAGGACCAGAGCCTGGCGCATCGGCATGCGTCGGCGTGGCCACCAGAAGTATCGGACAGACGTGTACGCCTGGGAAACGGAGATGGACGGCAGCAACAGCGGCTACCTCAGTTTTGCGGCGGTTGGCGATGATAGGCCGAAGGGTTGCCAGAGCGCGATCCTGCTGGCCTTCGAGGTTACCGGTGCGGGAACGCTGCTGAGCTCATCGGAGCCACTGGACTTCAGCGCCGGCGGTGAGCACCTGATCGGGCTTCGAAAACTGGACGGCACGCTGTCCGGACCATGGACCGCCACACAGGTGGATCCGTACACGGCGCGGGTTGATGCCCTTGACTTCACGCCCGTGGTCGACGGCCCGCTGGAGCCGCCACACATCCTGTTCGGTCCAGCAACGCGCTGGGCATACCCAGCCCTGATCACGCTATCCGATCCAGTCAACGGCAACAGGGCCATGAAAGCCATGCCCTACGACGCCCGCGTTTACACCTACGACGACCAGTTCCCACCCGCCTGATTTAACAATGCCCGGTTCCGGGATATGAGAGGAAACATATGACCGGCGCAGAATCTCTGCAGCTGTTCCAACAGCTTGTGGCTAACGCAAACTCGCTGTTCCTGTCTGATGCTGACTTAGTCACCATCAACGGCATCACCAAGCCCACCCTAAAAAAGATCTACGCCGAATTCCTCGCGAGCATGGGGACCTATACCACTGTGGCAGCCGGCCTGGCCGCCACCAGCGGTTCGGGCACCAATAACCGCTTCTTCTCGGTACCGGGAACTGGCGATGTGTTTGAAACCCGCTACCGGAACGATGCCGGGGTCGCGGTTGAGATCTCGTCCCTGCTGTCCTGGCTGGCGGATGCGCTGACCATCAACAAAGGCAAGGCGTATCCGCTTCGCCAAATGAACCGGGGTGGCGTGACATCGCCAGCAAACCCGGTGATGAACCGGTTCCTGCTGAACTGCGAGGTCCTCGGGGCGGATCTGACCAAGTACTACCTCATCTCTCTCCAGAAGAACGGCGCCAGTTTGGGGGGGAGCTATGAATTCGGCTGGATTCTGTACGAGGCCGACCCAGCGACCTATGCATCTACCGGCGCAGTCACGGAAATTCACTCGTATACCAATCCGGCGCCGAACATCGATCGAACTGGCGGAGTTCAGACGCTGATCGTTACGCCGAATCTGCGGCCAGATCTCCGATTCAAGATCGTGGTAGATGCCAGTGCACTGCCTGCCTCTGGAACTGCTATCGACTCTAGCAGCACGGGTACAAATGGCCGAAGCTGGATCATAGATCCATCTCGTTACTCGGCCCCCCCAGTCATCAGAGATGACTCGTTGAGTATCAACCGGGGTAAGGTCTACCCGCTGCGCAAGATGACCCGCAACGGCACCACCAGTGCCGAGCCGACCGCCTTCAGCAAGGCGATCCTGAACATCTGCATCATCGGCGCACGCCCAGGCAAGTACTACCGTCTGGCCTACTTCGTGAACGGCAGCACCGCTTTGCCCTCGGCCAAGCCTGACGGCTGGATCATCGAAGAGATTGACCAGGCCAACTACGAGACGGCCGCCAACGTTGCTACCCAAGTCATTAGTGTGGCAGATGCGGGCACCCCTACAATTGCTCGGGACGGCATCCAGACGGTGGTGCTGGCCAGTACGGTGGCGATCGACCTGCGAATCCTGATCACCCTGGACACGGCCCAGCTGCCGGCCTATGGCACCTTCATCGGTGCGGCTAACACGATTAACCCGGGCTACAGCTACATCATTGACCCGAGCCGCTACATCCCGGCCAAAAGCGAATCGACCAACTCGATCAGCCTCAACGCTGGGCAGATCGTGCCTTTCCGCAACACCAGTCGCGGCGGCTCGGTATCGACTCCAAGCCCGCTGCAGACTAACGTGATCCTCAACGCTCGGGTCATCAACGCCAAGCGTGGCAAGTACTACGGCCTGCGGTATTTCCAGAACGGCAACGCTGCCGTGGTTCCGGCAGCTGATGGCTGGATCGTGGAAGAGGTAGACATTGCGGGCTATGACGCCTCGGTCATCACTACAGGCAACAGCATCTCGGCCTTGGCCGACCCGCAGCCGGCGATCGACCGCACCTTGGGCATTCAGACGCTGCTGATCAACACCAAGACCGATGTGCGCATCGAGTTGGTGCTGGACGCTTCCAAGCTGCAGGCTTATGGCACCCAATACGGGATGAATGCCATTTTCCAAAACGGGTACTCGCAGGTAATCGACCCGGCCTGCTACGAGTTCCCCGTAACAAGCGGCGGCACGCCCTCCCGAGTGACCTACAGCGTTGATTCGTCGATGCGCCTTACCCTGAGTTGGCCGGATGGGGTCGGTACTCGAGGCTTCGTCTTCGGCCTGAACGGTGCCAACAGCCTGGCCAACTTTGCCCAGGTGATCCTGAATGGTGGGGTAATCAGCTCGTTCGCTACCGACTGGTTGCCGCCCATGATCTTCGACGCCGTGAACAACGGCGACGGTTGGCCAACCCTTGAGTTCACCGGTGGCAACCACCTGGTGGACGGCAAGGTGACGGCTGCTTCAGTCGCCTACGTGATTGAGGCCGATGGCGTCACCCTGGTGCCCGGGTCGAGCGGAACGGCCAGCCGGGTCACTTGCCGCATCATCAATAAGCTGATGGCTGGTAACACTGTGAGTCTGGGGCGGTACCCGCTGCTGCAGGCCTTCCAGGTCGATTTCATGCCCGGCGTTGCCGGGGTGCACGCCGAGATCATGGCGCTGGAGGACGTGGATATCTACATCGACTACGCCTGCCAGATCGTGACAAGCGGCGTCAACGACACGCTGTTCTACTTGGGCGGTCAGTTCCCCACACCGATTCCGTTCGACGGCACGGTCAACTCTGGTGCGCCATCGGCGTATCCCGATGCGTGGGCCGTGCTCACCACCAGCGCCAATGGCCAGCTGGGGGCATGGATCGACCGGAACTATGGGGTGGCTGCCGAGGAGCATATCTATGAGGGCTACGGGAAGATCATAGGTGGCGGATCGGCGAGCTCCAAGCAGTACACCTCAGCTATCCACAAGTTCCTGCAGCGAGACCCAGCCAATGCGATGCGGCTGCAGGCCGGCAAGTCTTACCAATGGCGAGGCGGCTACTCCTGGGGGCCGGTCAGCCTGCCGGATGGCATGGTTGCCACTCTGCGCTACATGGACGAGTGGCGGATCCGCCGAGCGTTCGCAGTTTCGGCAAACAAGGTGCTAAAACCGTAGGTCCTGCCTCATATCAATGTCCGCATTCGCGGGCTTTTTTATGCCTGGAGAAAATATGGCCAGACTTACCGAAGCCCAGGCCGGAGGCGCGAACGTCTCCCGGATTTTGGACCCGTTTGTCTTTTCTGAAGACACATCTTCGATTGAGCCCTGCGATAGGGCTTTTGGTCGATGCGGTGGACCTAAAAATGGCCAGCGAGGCGGAGGCTGAAATGCTAACGGACTGGCGCACGGTTCTGCGTACTGCTCAGCCGTGCGCCAGAGCAGGGCAGTTGGCCAACTAAAATTGACTGGTCGGCGCTACCGCCTGACTTGCAGCAACACCCAAACCCAACCGCCACCCGGCGGTACTTTTTTGCCTGGAGATAACACATGCCTTTCATCGTCATCAACAGTAGTAACAACTTCGATCCCATTCACCAGAATGAGTATGTCACCGAACAGGAGGCAGACGCCGCGGCACGCAGCCTCTTGGAGGAGCAACCAACTGCGCTCGTACGGACCGCACAGGTGATGAAGCGGTATTCCGCAAAGGTCACTGTTTCTGTAGCTGATGCTCTTCAGCAAATGGTAGAGGGGAACGCATAATGGCTATGTCGGATAATATGACCAATAACACAGATGCCCTGCCGCAAGTCGGCGAAGTGAGCGACGCTGAAAATGTACTATATATTCCCAGTGGCCCAGGTCAGCTGAGTCGTTCTGTTCAGCAAAGACTTCGCGATGTGGTCTCGGTTAAAGACTATGTTGAAGTTTCTGGCTCAGCAGTCAGTCAAGTTGGCTTGGAGTCAGCTATCGCTGTCGCAGTTTCTAATGGTGCGGATCTCTATTGGTCGAATGGAGCCGTTCCATTAGTGAGTGATCAGCCTATCTCTGGTCTTCATTCTGTTCGTCACGTTGGTGCAGGAAGTATTAGAGCTGGCTCTAATGTGTTCAATCTTAAGCCGTTGAGTACCGACATCAACAAGCTTTACATGGCGCCGGGAGGTACAGGAGATGGCTTGAGTCCTGAGCGTCCACTTAATGGCTTTGCTGGCGCCATAGCGGCATTGCGGAATTACATGCCGCTTACAGGAAGATGGATCATCGTAGGTTCCGCTGGTGTCTACAATGAGGCGGTAACTTTGCCAGACTGGTTGGCCAATGGCGCTAATTATCTTGCGTTTGACTTTCCGGCGGTTGGAGGTGCCCAGGTGGAGCCAAGCGCGTATACGGCGTTCCTTGATGGAACTGGTTTAACCGCAATAAGTGGCTTTACTTCTGGTCAGGGCAACCGAATCAGTATCAGTAACCTCTGTATGAGAAACTGGTACGATCAAAATTTGTCGAACGTTAAGCAGGTTCGCCGTGCACTGGCGGTCTCTTCAGGGAGTGTAGCGTTCATCCAGAATTGCGGATTCTACAGTAACGGATTGTCCAATATTTCCGCGCTTCCAGGTGGGTCTGTAACGGTATCTGGGGGGATTTTGGATGGGGCCAGATATGGCCTGGATAATACGGGTGGGCGAATGTCGCTAAGTGCGACAAGTTCCACTTATACCGTAGTCAGGAATGCCCTTGAATACGGTTTGTACTCCAAGCATGACTCCAGTACAGTTCTTGATTATACGGAGTTCCGTAACAATGGGAGGCTGCAAGCGGCAGCAGCGTATGGTGCGGCTCTTTTTGGGTATAAATCGAATTGCTCTATCGATACGCGGGGCTGTAAGTTTTATCAGAACAATATTTGTTGGAACCTCCGAGGTGGATTCGGTGCCGACAACCCAGGTATTCCGGATGTGTATGGCGTAGGTGCAGAGGCCAATATCAGACGGTATTTGTGTCGTGCGGGAGGCGTCGACGATATCTCGCAATACAGATCGAATCGTTGGAGCGATATCACACTTAGGTATACAGGAGGGTCGGTCACTGGCACCGGAGAGGCTACTGTTTTAAGTGGTGTCGCGGCAACACGCACTGGGTATGTGGCTGATCAGGATCAGGCAATTCGTGTGATTATGACTTGTCGGGCCCAAGCAGCAGACGGACTTTTTACGCCTAGGGTTCGCTTAAGTAGCGGTGAGTCTGTCGCTCTAGGCACCTACCGAGTGGCTGCTGGATCTTATGGTCGTATTGAACTTTTTATGCGCCCAACCAGTGCCCGTAATGCCTTCGTTTTGCAGTTTTCGTGCTTGGGGGCAACGCAGAACTTAGGTGACGCAGTTGGCCAAATTTTGTCCGGGAACATAGACCTCCCGAATGAGGCACTCACCTTCGATGTTGCTGCTTGTTCTACTGGCGACAGCGGTACTGCTGTGCTTAATAGCTGTAACGTTGAGCTAGGTGGTTAAGGCTGACCAGATAGTAGAGATTTGTTTGCGCCCGCATTTGCGGGCGTTTTTCTTTTAGGAGAAAAAATGGCTCGAATAGATTCTTCTGCTGCCGGCGGCGCCAACGTCCACCGGTTTCTGGACCTGATCGCTTTCTCTGAAGGTACCTCAACCATCAAGGCAAGCGACGACGGGTACAATGTGCTGTATGGCGGCGGCCTATTTCAGGGCTACGCGGACCACCCGCGGCGCAAGCTGACGTTCCCAATCAACGGCAAGTCGGTAACCAGCACGGCAGCCGGCCGATACCAGCTGCTCGAGCGTTACTGGGATGCATACCGGGTCAGCCTTCACCTGTCGGGCGGGTTCACGCCGGAGAACCAGGACCGAATCGCGCTGCAGCAGATCCGCGAGCGCAAGGCCCTGGACGACATCAAGGCTGGCCGCATCCAGCAGGCCATCTCCAAGTGCTCGAACATATGGGCCAGTTTCCCAGGCAACACCTATGGGCAGACCCCGCACCGCCTGGACAAACTGCTGGCTCAGTGGCAGAAGCTCGGCGGGGCGCTGGCGTGAACTGGCTCGGCGCTGTACCGGCCTGGTGCTGGTGGCTGATCGCTCTGGTGCTGGTCGCCGGCGGGCAGCAGTACCGCGTTGTGCTTGCCAATGGAGAAGCCACAGAAGCACGCAAGGAACTGTCCGACTACCGCCTGGAAGTCTCCGAGCGGGACCGACGCGCCGCCGCCCAAGCAAGAATCGAAGAACAGCGCCGCCAAGCAGCGGCGGAGGAGGAGGGTGAGAGTGCACGCAAGAAACTGGAACTGGCCAAAAGCCGCGCCGCTGATGCTGAGTCTGCTGCTGATGGGCTGCGCGGGGAAATCGCCAGATTGCGGGATGGCCACCGAGCCACCTGCCATGCCATCGCTGCCCAGCAGCGCCAAGCAGGAACCTCTGCCGTCGTGGTGCTCGGGGGATTGCTTGAGGAGGCTGACCGAATGGCGGGAGACCTCGCGGCAGCGCTTGAGCGAAGTCGAATAGCTGGCCTGTCATGTGAGTCGATGGCAGACCAACTTCACCGATGATCATTTATCCCGCTTGGCGCACCTTGAAGCCGATAGGGTTTTCTAGATCAGATTATCCGGGGGACCATTAAATTCGCTGTACGCCCAGTCCTCCACATACTTTCTCGCTCCCTCCATCCCAGGGAAAAGCACTGGAGCCGAAACCCCGTAGCGGGCGCAGATGCGCAGGAGCTTTTCGCACTCTGAGGATGGCAGCGTCACTTTTACAAAAGCGTGTTCACCCTGCGAATCTGCGACTTCGAACATATCCGGGTCGTTCTCTAGGCCAAGTGATTCGAAGTCGGGAGCTTTCACACCTCGCTGGATAGTGAAGAGTCCTGATTGCGCCGCCAAATTCGCTGCGGTTCCGCCGGGAAGGGAAACTAAGGAAACGTTAGACCATTTATTCTTATGAGTGAGATTTATGGCCCAAACCGCTATCTCTGGTGGGCGCTGTGTCAGCTTCACGCAGGAAGACGCGGCGAAGTACGCTGCTACGAATGATCGGCGCGTCCAATCCAATAGCCTCGTAGGGACCCCGTAATGCTGTGCTACTGCGAGAGGTTCGTCGAAAACTGCAGAGGGCCACTGGAGGTCCATTTTTTGCGTAAGGATAAGTTCAAGTTCCTCTGATAAGCCTCTTGTATATCCAGGAACGCTCAATCCTGACTGATCACAAGCCTTTAGAAACCGCTGTAGAGTTAGAGCCTCGAAATGCGCTTGCTCTTTGTGAGTGGCGCGATAACTGCCGAATAAGCTCCTTGCAGTAATGTGTCCGGTATCCCTAAATGCAGACGGTATCAACCCCCAGCGCGCATCAGCTTGCCCGCGATATATGAACCACTGATGCTTTTCTTCATCATCGTCTGGAGTGATCCATTCGATGAACTCCTCCACTGTTTTACAGCTGATTACGTGGATTCTTTCGCTCACTGCACTGCTCTCTTATGTTTTCATGACTCAATGCTGCCTATTGGCCACTAGTCATCATAGGGCCTCGCCCCGCTTGTGTCATCTAGGTTTCTTGGACGTGTTTTCGCGGGTCTAAACGAGGCCTAGACGGCGTCAATATCCACGGGCACTATTGCGCTGAAGTGCTTAGCCTAGGCAGGACAATGAACAAGCGTACCGTTATCGGTATGGTCGAGGCTGGCGAGCCGCTGATCCAGCAGGCCATCGACGCCATACGGGAGTACCACCAAGCCCAGGACCGTGGCGCGCCGCCTGAAGAGGTCGAGCGCCTACGTCTATTGGCGGATTCGCTATACCAAGCGGTTATCGATTACCAGTTAATCCAAGCAGGGCGGGCACCGTCTACCATTCAGTGATGGCCTCTTCAGGATGGAACCCCGATGAAGTGTAAGCCGCCGATCCTTTTCCCTGACCATCCCATGTACACCGACGCCGTGGACGCCTTGAAGCGTTATCACGAAGCCCAGGCTTCGGGTGAGCCGACGGAAGAGGTGGAGCGTCTGCGGATGATTGCCGAGTCGCAGTTCCAGGCGGTCACCGACTACCAGCTCAAAGCGTTAGGCGGCCCTGCTGGCCAGGCTCACTGATTGGGTTGATCAGCTCTGCCCCTTGGTTCCGCACATTTCCAACGTCCGTGCTGACCCGGTACCACTCGAAGGCCTCGGCCGGCTCGCCCAAGTTGAGCACCAGTTGCTCTGCATGCTCGCTCGGCATTCCTGCCGCGATCCACTCGTGCGCCAGCTCAGGTGACAGCACGACAGGCCGGCGGTCGTGAACATCGACCATGCCGCCCTGGGCGTCGGCGGTGATGATCACAAACCCGTCGTGCTCGCTGCCGGCGAACTGGCCGATGCTGGCGCATAGGGCTGGGCGCCCGTCCCAGCGGCGGATGTAATACGGCTGCTTCTTCGGTCCACCCTCATCAACCCATTCGTACCAGCCGTCGATGGGTGTGATGGCTCGGTGCGGCCAGATCGCTCGGAAGAATGTGCCGTGTGCCACTTTTTCGACCCTGGCGTTGATCGGCGCAGCACGGTCGGTCGCCCAATGCGGCCGCCATCCCCACCTCACCAGGTCCGCCCGCGGGCCTGCATCATCCACCCGCAGCACTGCCACCGGCGTGGTTGGCGCGACATTGTAACGGCCAAGCGGTTGGTCGCCGACGTTGTTCCTCCAGGATTCTGGCAGGCTCAGGGTTTCAACGAAGTCGTGTATACCCCGGTACTGGCTCAACCTTCCACACATACGCCTCCCTCCTGCCTGAGCAAACAAGCATAGTCCGCCGGGCGGTACTGGCGCGGGTGCTTTGCCTGATGCTGAAATACTGTATCTATATACAGTATTTGGTGCAGCATGTACTTCCTCCTCGTTCGCCGCCGTGTGAATGGCGTGGCCATCCCTTCCGATCAGCTCAGGAAGATCCAGCCCCTGCGGGCCGACATCCATATCGGCGACCACCACAGTGAGCCGCTGGGCCGGGTGTCGACCCAGGCGTGGGTGTTCAACCCGTCACCCGGGCCCGACATCATCCCCCGGCTGCACGACGCCAAGCTCAATGGCATGGCCCAGCTCGGCATCAACATCAACGGTGTCGAGGAAATTGACGGGGTACCGTACGCCCAATCCTGGTGGTGCCGGGTGGTGGGCGCTTATGGCAACTGAACTTCCGCAGGCTTGGCTGGCCGAGCTGAATGACCAGGTTGCCCTGGTTGCTGATCCTGATGGCCGAGCCGCGGTGCTTGCCGAGCTCGCGATTTCTTCGCACCGACGCGGGGACGTTGATGCGGGTCAGTTGGCCGACATGCTGGAGTTTGCCGAGACGGCTAGGCTGTGGGCACTGATTGAGGATGAAGAGGCAGCTTGAGCCGCTCGATGCGCCCCGCGGCTAGGGGGCGTTAGTTGCCGGTCGTGAATGGCTGCTTTCGACCCTTTGCAGCCATTCGAGGTACCAAACCAAGAGCGACTCAAGAATCACATCCGCACGTGATCGATTGTCATTGCTCTTGACCCGTCGTTGCCCCCCCCTAAAATAGCGATCCCAAATCAAGGAACGATTTCATGATCACCTGTCATGTCCGGTACATCATCGACCCCCATCAGATCAATGCGTTCGAACGCTATTCTCGCTCTTGGATTCCGGTAGTAACCCGAATGGGTGGCCAGCATCACGGCTACTTCCTACCGGCTGAAGGAGCAAATAACGTCGCGTATTGCCTCTTTAGCTTCTCCAGCCTTGCCGACTACGAACGGTATCGGCAAGAAGCCGCAGTCGATCCTGAATGTGTACGTTTGGTTGAGGAAGCGTCCGAATTGAAGTTCATCGTGAGCTACGAGAGAACCTTCCTTCGCCCTTTGCTTGCGTGATGCTCAGGCAACCTCAGCGTCATGCGTATTGAGTCGGTCTGGCCTAACATCGTCACATTCATGCGAGTTTCAATGGATCGATAGCCAGCGCCCCTATGCGTGGCTGCGCTACGCACTGAAACTGTTGCCGCATACGTCAACAGTTGGTGACTTCGAAGCGTTGTTGCCGTGGAACTGTAAGCCAGTAATGCCACGGTAAACTAAGGCCTCACCTTGTAGGCAGGTGGGGTTGATAAATTGGTTCGATTTTTCAAGTAAGGACACAAGCATGACCAAGTACAAACTCATCCTGCTCCTGCTGGCGACTGCGGGAATGGCGGGCTGTGTAACCACCGAGCAGATGCCGGACGGGACCACCAAGATTCGCTTTTCGGACGAGGCTGTCAATTCGCTGACCTCGATGATGCCTAATGCCCTTGTGACCGGGGTTGCGGGTGGTGCAGGTGGGGGGGCGGTCAACCTTATCCCCACTATAAGCCCGCTGGGGACCGGTGAGCCACTGTACCTCAATGGGCAGTTCGAGCTGCAATGCGCATCTGCTTTGCTTTACAGCGCAAAGTCTGGTCGGCCGCTGGAGGCGCAGATTAGTAATAAATGCCGCTCCAGCTACTTCTTGCGCCAGGAGCAGCTCAGGATGGCGGGCAAGCCCTATGATCGAGGGGCGCCAGCTTATGAGCCGTCCAATCCGCCAAATGAATACTGGGCCAAAGTGGTGGGTCGCACGGTAAGCCAGTTGGCGGCTACGGATAAGTTCACTGCGCGGTTTGCCGGGTATCCGCGGATCGAGAACGGTGGCGGTATCACGATTGCCGTACGTTTGCTGGGGGAAACCCAAGGGACTTACGCTGCATTGGCGACCACGCCAGCGCGTACGCCGGTTGTTCTGGATGATGCGCAGTTCGAGCTGGGGATGCGCCAGCGTGCGGCTAGTGTCAGCAACCAGGTCGTGGATGCTATCGCGTGCGATGCGGTGCTTGCATACAGCAAGACCGTGGACAAGGGGCCTAGGCCATCGAGCATTTATGCCAGTGCATACACGCGGTATGAGGTGTTGTTCACGGTTGCATCCATGGGGTGCAAGGACAGCACCCGGCAGTTCAAGACTGCTTCGCGATAGCGCGTGAATTCACCTGCTTTTGTCGGTTTTGTGCCTGCATTTTTGGCTAAGGGTTCATGTTCCAGATGCCGTCTGCGGCTGACTCGATGATCCCTGTGGTGGGTATATCGGCAGCGTTCAGCCAGTCTTGGCTGACGTCAGCCTGCTGTGCGGCACGTTCGTGGGCAAACTCGCGAGCCAGGATGGAGCCCTCGACCGGCGTTACGAGCGCTGGGTAAGCCTGGCCACACTCGCCCAGCAAGGGCTGCATGTGTTCAACTGCACTTTGTCGGCATTCATTTTCATGAGCTGAACTGCTCTGGAGCCCTTCATGCAAGATGATGAAAATACCTGCCACGACTTAGGTGCCGAGATGGAAATGCCGGATGGCGTTTTTCCGCCGATGTCTGGCTATACCCACGAAGATCTGTCTGCGGTTGCCCAGATTGCTACCCAGGCTTTCCTGGAAAGACAGGGCGTTGACCCTGGCCTGATTCGCGAAACCATCATTTCACTGGTCTCTCATCTGTACGCCAAGTTCGAAGAGCAGGGTGTCGAGTTCCAGATCGCGACGTGGTATCAGAAACCGTATGACAACCTGGACAGGCGTAAGCGCAGCGTCACCAGCATGGCTGAAGAGTTCGGAGTGCTTGCACTGCATGCCTCGGCGGACGCTTTGCGAGGATCGCCACTCATGACCAGGGGGCGTGAGTTCTGGGAGCCACTCATCGACCAGGCCGGGTTTGCAATACGTGATCACATTCTGAAGTTGAATGCGGACTGATCCGACGTATGTTCATAGGGAAATGGCATGAATGATTCATTGCACGTCACGGTGCACTTTGATGGTACTGGCAGCAACAAGGACATGGCCAGCCCAAGGCTACCCACACTAATGTTGCCCGATTCCGAGCGCTGTACGACGCTGACATTCATCCGCCACCCTGTGCCAGACTGCCGGTGGGCATGCTAACGACAGGCGGATCAAAGGAGGTGGCGGATGGATCACAACTGGGGTGCGGGCAGGCGCGGTGGCGGCCTGGATGGCGGTTATACCGGGTCGCTGGACCATGCGATCTCCAACTTGCATGTCGGGCGCAGCCAGGGGCAGCAAGAAGGGCGCAAGGAGGGCTTCGATGAAGGGCATTCCCAAGGCTACTCGCAAGGCTGGGATGCGGGGGCGGCGTGCGCCAATGAAAAATTGGAGCCGCTGAGGGGGCATCTCCGGCAGTATTTCGAGGAGGCAGTGCAGCTCAGGGCCGTTGTAGAGCGCCAGGAGACAATGATTGACCTGATGTACCAACAACTCTCCCAAGTCGCGAAAGCGGGCAAGCGCGCCGAGGGCGGACAGACGACGGGAATGTCAAAAGCGTTTGAGGCGTTGCAGAGCACCAATGACCTGTTGCAGGCAAGGGTTGAGGTCATGGATGAGCATTATGCAGCAGCGCTCGAGCAATCCAGGCTTCGAGACCAGCAGTACAAGCGCAGCTTGGTGTTCATGCAGGCAGTGCAAGGGGTTCTTGAAGAACTTGTCGCCAACGATACCCCCGAGGCACTGCACATCCGGCAGCGTTTTGTTGAGCGTTACCAGGATCAGGTTGCCCAGGGTTTACGAGGCGGGGATATCCAGATTGCCCCGGAACTGGACGAGGTGTTCCAGAAACTATTGCCCGAAACCCAGCAATTCATTTTAAGGATGCAGCATTCCGTCGCCCCGGGGCAGGATGCTGACGGCCCCTAACCAATGCTTTAGGCCCTCAGGCAGGGGCAGCACTTATCGAGGGTCTTCGGGCGCCTGACACGTGCCTTCTATCACGCCGTGCCGCGGCGTGGAGAAATCACAGCTCTCGCCTTCATGGCGACTGGCGCACGAACGCTAGGCAGAGACTGGCTGTCGACGCTCCCAATACAACACCTTGATGCGATTGCGAGCTTTATTGAGGAAGACAGTAGGGCAGGCAGTTGTTGGTGATTTGGTGCTGTATTGTAGCCTCTGTTGAATGTCCGCAATGGGTCGAAAGCGGACGGTGCAGATAGGAATGATGGCCGGGGTACCGCAGGCCTGGGTGTCAGAACTGGACGACTAGGTTGCCTTGGTCGAGGATCCCGATGGGCGTGCAGCAGCGCTCGATGAGATGGCCTATGCCGCGCGCAGGCGGCGAGAGGTCGATATGCTCGAACTGGTCGAGTCGGCCAGGCTGTGGGTGCTGGATGGCGCGGATCTGTGAGGAGTTATATAAAGGAAGGGAATCGGTCGGCAGAACGCCGGAGAGGGACGGCAAGAAGCGTGGGACAAATCTGGGACATTGAATGTCCCAAATGATGATGAATCAAGATGCAGGAAAATGAGGGAAACCCCAATGGATACAGGGGGTTGAGCGATTTGCTCCAATAAAATAGCAGGTTGAGACCGGATTGCAAATCCGTCTACGCCGGTTCGATTCCGACCTCGGCCTCCACTATTCGAAAGCCCCGCAGATTAACGTCTGCGGGGTTTTTCTTTGCGGGTCAAAAAAGCCAAGAGTTCCGAAACTAAAGGCATGGAGTTCCGAAACTTCAGCCTTTCGAGGGCTTGGCGATGGCGCCGACGCGCCGGTAAACGCGCTCGGTAATCCCCTCTTTCGAGCGGCCCAACAGCACGCTTGCCTCGCTCAGGTCGTTGATCTCCGATGCGGCCTTCGGCCGGATATCGCGGAACTGGAACTGGGCGATTCGATTGGCCAGGTCTGGCTTCTTCTCCAGTTCAGCTTTCACCCTGGCAGCCTCGCGGGTATCCCACCATGCGCCGTGCAAACAGGTCGATAACTGCCGCCACATAGTGGCACTGACCTTGAGCCCACACGTACGTGATGACGCCGCACCATACTTGATTCGGTGCCGTGACATCGAATGCGCGCTCCAGCACATTCGGGATGTCAGGGCGCTCCACTGTGGCCTTCTTGTAGGCATGTGAGCCCGGTTGCTTACTGATCAGCTTCATTTCGCGCATCAACTTGCGCACCTTGAAGCGGCCGATCTGAATGCCTTCTTCGCGCATCATGCACATGATGGTTCGACTACCTGCGGCACTACGGCTCTGTGTAAATAGCTCGTTAACCCGAACGCGCAGTGCCAGTAGCGCAACGTCCGGAGATCGCCGTTTATGGCAATGCGCGTAGTAACACGAGCGAGTGACTTCAAACACCGAGCAGAGTAATTCGACTGGCTCCTCGCGGCGGAGCTGATCAATCAACGCGAGCGCTCGTGTTCCTCGACCATCAAGAGCGCGGTAGCCTTTTTTAAAATCGATTTCTCCCGTTCCAGCCGGTTGATCCGAGCTTCCAACTCTTGGATCTTCTGCTGCTCGGCGGTCAGCGCCTTGCTCGCTGGCGTAGCACCGCCACGTTCTGACTGGAGTTGATTCACCCAGCGGCGCAGCGCCGATTCAACCAAGTCGAGCGACCGGGCGGCTTCAGTAAGGCTATAGCCCTGGTCGAGCACCAGGCCGGCTGCCTCGCGTTTGAATTCGGGTGTGAAAGTACGTCGTTGTCTGCTCAT